TTATCCTATTTAATATAGTATTTATTAGAAAAATTATGCCAAAGAAAAAGGCTCCAAAGAGCCTTTTCTGATTTTCTGTTACGGGATTGTAACGAAGTTAATACCTTCACCAACAATAATACCACTACCAACTACTAGTGGCGGTGGTGCTGTGAATGTCCATCCTGTGTTGTTTGATACGCTGGTACTGTTTGCACCTGCATACCATGTGACGCCACCAGTGGCTGCGATATCTTGTATGCTCAAATAATCACTGCTGACTCTGCCGTCTGCTTTGGTCAGTGTGGCCCGTGATCCTGCTGTTACAGCACTGATACTTGCTAAAAACCCAGCAGAACCAGTTAGAGTAAAGCTGGTGGCTGTTACTGTAATTCCGCTGGTCAGTTTCAATGCACATGCTACACCTGCGGTGACAACAGCTACGTCAGCAATAGTACAACTATTTAAAATAGTTACTGTAGCGGTACCATTGAGTCCTATGGTTGGCAAAGACTGTCCTGCTGGATTGTTTATAGTAAACACAGGGGTAGTCGAAAGACTACCTTTAATGGTTCCAGTACCAGTATAACTCCAGCTAGTGTTTGCGTTGTTAATTATAAAAGCATTTGATTGGGTTGCCTTGACTGCAATTGATCCTCCTGAGCCAAACGCCATTACACATGTCATAGTGAATCCTACTCCCGATACCACTGTATAATAAGGACAAATGAAAGTAAATCCATTTAAATCAAATGTTCCTCTGTACTGAGAAGTAGGGGAGTTGGCAACGGTACTATGAGTTAGATTTCTTAAAAGTTTTATGGTTCCATTATTGAAACCATTGATAACAAGTTGTAACCCAGAGAAGCTGGCCATACTAATGGTGTTTGTTGTATTTGATCCAATTGTTTGCAAGGCCAAAGAACCAGTTGAGGCGGTTATTATTACATTCGATGGTAGACTGACATTACCGCAGATATAACTTGTGGTTGTACCAAAAGATATGGTCATTGCATTTGTTCTTGTACTTGCATCTATTGCTGGTAGATAATATGATGTTGACCAAGTGACTGTGGCACTGGTATTCAACCCGGTGTTATCAAAAATCAGTGTGTCTTGCGGCAGTGGAAAATTTGCATTTGCTGGAGTACCACCCGATGATGTGGCATACGCTGTTCCAGTAATTACACCGCCCGTTAGCAGACTCCAATACACAGTTTTGGGTGTTGTAAATGTGATATTAGAATTGCCCCCTGCATCACCAATGCTGGTACCAGTTGCTGTGGTACCAGACACAGCGCAATTTATAAAATCAACATTTGAAATGGCGTATGTATTGCAGGTTAGAGACATTTGTAGATACGTAATATTTACTGCACCAAAACTATTTCGAAATCTTGCATCCACACCACCTGCTATTGTCAACGTGCCATTGATGGTGCAAGAACAACCAGCATAGAAACTCAATGATTTTCGACCTGCGGTTGTGGGTCCAGTAGAGAATGATAAATTATTAAATACCAGGGTATTGACCAGCGTTGTTGCACCGTTAAATGTTACACCTTGGTTTGCACCTGTAAATGCAACATTATAAAATGTTGTGGCCGCATACAGGAGAAAAGTAGTACTAGCAGTGTTATTACAAGTAATAGTAGAAGTACCTGCGTTTATGGTTAACCCAGCGCCAGTCACATTAACTGGAGTAGTTCCAGTTAATGTGACTGTTGATGCTCCAAGATTTAGTACAAAAGTTCCGCTGGTGTGCTGCATGCCGACCGCAGATACCGCAAATCCTGCGGTGGCCAATGTTCCAGAAGTCAAAGTTAATGTACCAGTTGTTGTCAATGAACTTGCTAGTGTGATAGTCCCTGTGCTTGTTACACTAAACCCAAACAGAATACCAATCGAACCAAGAGATATATCAGATGTGTTTATAGTATTGCTGGCACCAGTGGGTGTAAGAAAATCGACAGTACCAACACCGCTTGTAGAAAAGTTTGCGGCCGGGGTTGACCAATTACCATAAACAGACACACCGCCTGTTACGGCCAAAGTCATGGCCCCATCAAGACCCGATGCTGTGAAGTCCAAGCAAGATCGAGTACCTGTTGCTATTGTAACTGTAAATGTACCTGTTCCCACATTGGAGTTTACATTAAAGAACACGCTGTCAACTGATGTGGGCACACTTGCTCCCGATGCACCACCTGAAGCAGTACTCCAATTTGTTGTGGTTGAGGCATCCCAGGTGCCTGTACCCCCGACCCAATATCTATCTGACATAATTTATCCTATTTAATATAGTATTTATTAGAAAAATTATGCCAAAGAAAAAGGCTCCAAAGAGCCTTTTCTGATTTTCTGTTACGAGGTATGTCTTACCCTAAGCAGTGTTTAGGCTGCTAATGCGAACTGTGAGTCGTTTGCGGTTACTTTTTTTGCTTGATTAACGGTCATCGCCTACCGTGCTGTCCACTCTGTTACTAGTTGCCCTGTCGAAACTATGCAGGCCCATCATAAAGAAGTTTTTTCGTACCCTTCGCATAAAGTTCTAAAATATTCAGCTTCGGATTCAGAATTTTTCAACCGAATTATTTCCGATTTAGCAGCCTCCAAAATACGAGTGGAATATACATATTCGGGAAGACCTGCATAATCTAGGATTAGCTGGTCAATATCTTTTAAAACTTTACTCATAAAACTTCCTTATTAAAGAAACTTTTATCTGTTCTACTAAAAAGTATGTATAATTTGGCGTCCAATCTGTATTCCAACGAATATGATGATTGTATATTCTTATCCATCCGTTACGCAAATTTAGGCACCACATAATGTTGCCTTTAAGATTATAACGACTGAACTTACTTTTACTTTTCACAAACTTCCTTATGGTGGACCTGGGGGGATTCGCACCCCCGTCCAGAACACATTTCTCTTTGCTTCATACAGCAATAACTTACTCTTTCACGTTGTCAAAAAGACTTTTTACTATCCAGAACATATAGTTAACTACAACTAATATGCCCCACATATAAACCCAATGCCAATTTTCAAACATAAAAACTTACTGATTACAAGTACGTGTACGTGTAATCGTTCCATCCGAATTTTGTACCTCAGTCCAAGGACTGCATACTTTAGGTGGAGGATTTTGAACTATCACTGGTGGTTGTTGAACTATAACCGGTGGTTGATTTCTTGCAATCTCATATCCAATAACACCGCCGATGATTGTGGGTGCTACCCACATCCATCCGAGATCAACGTCACGTTGCCAATAACCATGATGTTCATGTCTATAGTAATCATTATGTTGGGCAAATGCCGAACCAGATACTAACAACAATGCGAATAATACTTTTTTCATTTTAATTCCTTATCACCGTCAAACACTTTTTGAAACCAATCTTTGGCTTCTTCCTCTGTGTCAAAAAATGGGCTAATACAATGTTTTTTGTCATTTACATAAAACCAAGTATATGTATTCATACCCGCATCTCTGTATCGTACTAGTTCCATAACAGTTCCTATTGTATCATAGTATTTAGTTATGGTCAACTATTTTGGGAGTATTTCAATGCTGTTTAATACTTCGTCAAATGTTACATTTTCCCAAAAGATTCTAATAAATCTTCTCACAAAATTATAATCCTTGCCAGAAATTGAGTGTATTTTTGACACATCAAACAAATAGGCATCATTGTCTTTAGCTATAAAATAATTAACTAATTTTAATTTAGTTGCATCATAACCTAATACTGTTGAATTTTCATTAACAGGTCCACCGTCAAATCCTTGATTAGGTGGTAAGATTTTTATATCAGGGGTAGTTGATTCCCAAAATAACGTGGCATCACCGTTGGTTTGCAAATAGTAGTTTAATGCAACTAAAGGTCCATCAGTATGAGGCTGTGCTCCCTCTTTTGAAATTTCAGTATAGTTTATTGAGAAAGGAGTGATATTAAATTTAACATTCTTTTTTAAAATACTATTAAAATATTCCATGTCTTTTATTGCATAGCTAAAGAAAGTCCCACCATATGATTCCATCATTTGGTCATTTTTTATTTTTTCAAAATCTATATCTAATGTGAAGTCTAATTTTTTAAACATTTGTAATATCTTTGCTCCAACCATTCCCAATCATAGGATAACATAAGTTTATCCATATCACCATCAACTTCATCATAGTATTTAACAGCATCATTTGCACCTTTGATACTATAATCACCAAACAACTCATTTCTAATAGTTAACCAAACATCTAATCTACGCTTAGAATCAACATCAGTATAGTGTTTCAATTTAATAACTTCTCTGAATGCAGTGCGCCATGTATCCCAGGGGCTTGTGTTAAATGTGCTGATGCCAGAATTAACTGACAACACTTCTGTCTTACTATCCATTGTGTAGTCTAATCCACGAACAACGGTATTCAATGTTAACTTTTTATTGTTTGCTACTATTGCTTGATGTCCATATTCTAATTTATTTACAGGATTGGTGGCAGTAAAAATATAATGTCTGCGTGACTTATGTATGTTGGGTTGCCAATTAAAATTGAAATTTTCTCTGACTTTTAGTTTAGCATTGACTAAGAAATACCACGGTGTGTTACTAGCATTAGCAGCCGCATGTTGACTTGCCACACGACCCTTTACGCCATCAATACGTATGATTCTATTTAAAATACCAAGCGATAATAGATGTTCATAGTTTTCTTCGGCGCATACTTCACCGTTACTAACAAATATAACATCTAATGGTTCAACTGTCTCATCAAATTTATGATTGACCACATAATCATAATCCAATAGTTTGTCATACATATATTGAACTGCATCTCTTGGAACAATGGCTTCACTAGGGAACAAATGCACACTTACATTATCAGCCTTAATCAATTCATGTAAGTAGTTACTATTTGTATTCTTAATAAAATGTACATATGCAGTAGAGAACTTATGATTTTTACATGCGTCAAAGATACTGTCCTCATAGATAACCTTTTCAATCTGCAAATCTGCTTGCAAATCATTACAGTATTTGTTGTTTCTAGCATCATCATGCCCTCGATACATCAACGCAGGTAATACTTCAGGCTTATGAAACTTAGTACCAAACACATGATTATAATTTTCTTCAGTAATATCAGGATGCCAGCTAAGGTCAAATGTATTTTTGTCAATAGGTTCTATAATGCGCCAGTTGCGTATATTAGGTTTCTTAACTGATTTAATAACATCTTCGTATTTTATAGCAGTTGCGTCTTTTGCAACATATGAAGGTCCTCCACTGCGTTGCCACTGAGTGCCAAACTGATGTATTAATGGAGGCTCGCCGGGATGAGGGCACCAGCTATAATCAAATACAGTATAATCTACATCGTCGGGAGTAACCCAGTTATCCATCTTTTCAGTTAGTCTGGCTTTTACATCTGTTACGTATTTCTTTTCAGTTGCATCTTTCACCCGATATAATAGTGTGGGCATTACTTCTGCATCATACCATTGATTACCAAACACATATATGTATGGTGGTTCATTAGGATCGGGATGCCAGCTATAATCAAACTGTAGATTTGATACTAATGGTCTATAGCATCTATCTTCTTTTGCTATTCGTATAGCAACTTGGTCACTACAGTATTTCTTCTGTGTGCTGCCGTTTGTAACGTATATCGGACCACCTGCTGGTTGCCATTGTGTTCCAAACTCATACATCATGGGTGGTTCAGTATCGTCTGGATGCCAACTAAAGTCAAACTTATCTGTATCAATTTCTTCTAGTATGCGCCACTTACGCATATCAGGTAATTTGATTGCTTTCAATGTGTCAACATATTTTACTTCTGTTGCACCTTCAACAATATATCTAGGTCCGCCTGTCTTTTGCCATTGCGTACCAAATTGATGTATAAAAGGTGGTTCATCAGGGTTTGGTCTCCAGCTAAAGTCAAACTTACTTTCATCAATATCGTCAGGTATTCCCCAATATTCTTTCTCTGGTAGTAGATATGCTTTAAGATTAGTAATATATTTTTTATCAGTGGCACCGGGCACACGATATTGATATGTAGGAGAGTCATGCCATTGATTATAGAACACATATATGAATGGTGGCTCTGTGTCATCTGGGTGCCAGCTAAAATCAATCGTACAGTTTGCTAAGATTTGTCTCCAGCAACGATTGTTATGATTAGAAAGATGTATTGCTATCTGATGGTCTTGATATTTTACACCTTCATTCTCCGGTATAACAAATCGCGGACCTCCGGTCTTTTGCCATTGTGTGCCAAACTGATGGATATAAGGTCTATCCATAGGGTCGGGACGCCAACTAAAATCAAAGTTAACAGTGTTCAATCCATCAGGTACTTCCCAGTACCCTTGGTCAAACAATTCTTTACGGCGTTTTATGTCAATAAATTTTTCCATTCGTTATACATCTGTGTTAGTTGAGGATATGTTTCTAAAAAATTAGTACCGCGTCTACGGTCATGTTCATCTACAAACAATACAAAATCTTTACGATTAGTTGTGTTATCATTACCGGAATCAATTTCTGCTTTAATGATATTATAAATTCTACGTAGCTTGTATATTTCATTTTCATAGAAGCCTGTATATTCTTGCCCAGGTGTACTTGGCTCAGTATTTGCCTCCATAAATTTAATTTGTTCTTCTACAAAATGCAACAAGTATTCAGGTATAATAAAACTTGCTTGATGCGGTGGATGTCGCAAATATGGCATATCTATTGTCACGGGATTTCTGTTGTTTTTGTATGCAATGTCTCTATACTGTAATCTAATGTCAAGCATGTCCTGCAAGAATTGTTGATAACTTGGGATACTTAAGATATTATAAGTACTCATAATAGTAATTGCTACTCTAGGTACTTCATTAATCATGCGATGCAGATTCTTTAGCCACTGTTCATAATTCATACCGTTACGTATATATTCTGCTTGTGTTCCATGTGCTTCTGCACTTGTAAAAATTTGCAAATGACCAATCTTACCTTGGTCTTGAATAATCTTTAGCTTTTCAATGAATTTGCTATATAATTCATCAGGTACATTCATGTTTGTGTTTACGCTGAATGTCAAATGTATGTTTGCAGGATTATCAATAATATAGTCAAGTACTTTGAATGTATTTTTGCTCAACAAAGGTTCGCCACCGGTAATTCTAAACTGCTTTAGTTCTGTATACATAGTAGGCCACCATTTCCAGAACGCATCTACATATGGATTGTCTTGATTATTAGGTATAGGTATTTGGTCATTCTGTTGAAACCACTGTAGATTATTGAATTTGTTACTTGTTGGATAAGCGCCATATCGTTCAATTTCTTCCATCCATTGACTACTAATGTTTGGACTGCAATAACTACATTTAAAGTTACACACGCTACTAAAACTAATCTCAACATAACTAGGATCAATATCAACATCCCATTCTTGTTTAGGTAATTCTTTTAAGTGACCATATGCCCATGAATGGTCAGCACTTTTGTATGTTCTGTCACTTATGTTACCGGCGTCTTCTGCACGCCAGCAATAGTCACATTCACTCGGACGGACACCTTCTAACATCAACTTACGTTGTTGTTTCTTATATGAAGTATTGTGAAGTGCTTTGTAATTACTCTTTAATTCTTCAATAGGAACTAAATGTGTGCGTGGGTGGTGACAACTATGTGTATGTCCATTTTGTAAGTGCATGGTTACTTGTTTCCATTTAGCTACACAGTAACTAGGACTAACTTCATTTAATTCATCACGTGTATTTTTAATATGCTGTGCATATTTTTCTTCTTCTGTCATATTACCAGCCTTCTATTTTTCGTATTACATCTATCTCACGTACTAGAGGACCTAGATTGTGTTTGTCACTGTTATAATGACGCTTAAAGAACTTACTTTGTTCAGCACTCATTGTACAAATTGGTAGTCCTAATTTATCTCTTAATTGTCCACCAATGCTTTCTGCATTTTGTCTAGGGTTTACATCTTTTATATTTTCCCATAGTTTAGTAAGATTATCGAACCATTGAACATCTTTTGCATTCCAATGTTCTAGCATTGTCATATAAGTACCATATCTTGCCCCATATATTGCCCAATCACCGTTGTCTACATCTAGACCAACGTTGTGCCATATAGTTAAATTGTTGAAGTTACGTCCTGGTACACTTTGTTTGAAATCTTCTATGTCTGGTTTCTTACCATTGATTAGACACATTTTCACACCTTCACGGAATCCAGCACGCCATGCTTGAAAGGGAGTATAGTTAGGATATGTAGTTGAATAGCAGTCATACATACTCCAGTACAAACTGTTACTGTAGTCTAAACAAAAGTCAATCGTATGTGTATCATTGCCGTCACTGGCTTCATGTGTACGCATGTTCATTACATACTCCTTAGTCCAACTACTCATGCCGCCATTGCCATAACGCAACCCATTGATAGCATTGACTGCTCTCCAACGATACTGTGCATGTTGGAAATCTTCTTCTTTATCAGTAAAGTCTAATGTAAGATTAAAGAACTCCATATTAGGCATATTGTCACCATCAATTAATATGAAACGTTCTGTATCACTTGCTTGTGCGGCAGCTTTATGTGCGGCATCACTACCCTTGACTCCATCTACTCTACGTGCCCAGGGTACCATGTTTTTAATCTTGACCCAGAATTCTTCTTTCTGTGGTTCATCATAACTTAGATAGATACAATCTAAATCTGCTATATCAATTTTTAATTTGCTCATATGAATACTTGTTTGTCTTGCCTTTGTAGGATTTATCTACTACAATTGCTATATCTTCTATTGGGCAAATAGTACCTTTTTTGCTTTTAGATAATTTATACAACTCTATACCAAAAGATAACGGTTCAATCTTACCATTTATTACTTCAACATGCGGATCACCCAATGCATACGTTTCTGCATCTATGACAATATACTCACCTTCTAATTCTTCACAAGAATAGCGTAGAAACTTTCCATTGTTGTGGTATAATCTAAACTCAACCATAAGACTTCTCTATTATACTTGAAAATTTCTTGACGTGATAGTGAAATGGATAACTTTGAACAAATGTGTTGATACGTACACAATCAGGTAGTATCTCATATACTAATTCGTTTGTCCAATCTTCAGTTGACAAGCCATTGATATGTTGTTTCATATGTACCATACTCATGTCAGTAAATACAGGGATAGTTGTATTCTCTACTCCGTGTATATGACAAGCTAATGCATATACCCAATCTGTTGTGGCAGGTTCGTTTATGTTACATTTAAGTGTTTGCTTAACTTCTTCCCAGTTTTCAAATATTGTTCTTACAGTTTTGTAAAAAGTCTCTGCAAACTCAGATTTTTTGAAATAAGTAATAGCATTATAAACATCAGGTAGTTCATTGTCATATATAAATTTACGATAGAACTTAGTATCTGATATGTTCCCTTTAAAATTGCGAATAGTATTACATACTACAACATCTTTCAGTGATAGTATATCCCACCAATAATCAATATTTGTCGGTATAATCATATCTGCTTCTAATTTAATAGTGTGTTCATATGGGCTAGCTTCATAAACTTGCCAATCATTGATTAACTTCCAAGTACTTTTGGGTGCTAAGTCTCCGTAGGGTAACATCTTAGCAGTTATAATTGTTACATTGGCGTCTGGCATAACTCTTAATATGCTATCAGATAATACGTTTGCACATTTTACATAATTCACTGACTTTGTATTTTGTGCCATTATCACAAAGCCTTTATTCATTGATTACCTCACTGAAATTGTCTTTGTCAAGCATATGAAAATCAAAGTCTTTTACAATTATATATTCATTCTTTTGATTATCAGGTTCATCTAATTTATATGACATTGTGTATGCAGTGTTAAACAAATCATCAGTATTTTTCTTAACCGTTACATTCTTGCCCACATGTTGCAGGTCCCATGGTATATAATCAGATACAACATCAAGATGCCCATTAACTATATGTTGTGCTATCCCTAATGAATAATCATTACGATATATAGGTTTATACATACCATATAGTTTTATGTAATGGTCATAATTTTCTTGAACCATTTTCATACATCCAAATATCTGCTTTACCCTTTCAGTCTTTTTAAATAACATGACTGTTGCCCATAACGAATTGAAACCATATTTACCAATAGTCTCTTGTGGTTCATTTGAATTTAAAATATAGCTAGTTGAGTTATGACAACAAAAATCATCATAGTAAGAAAACAAAGATAACAATCTATTTGAATTTACCACATAGTCTGTATCTAATAACAATGTTTCATCATATGGACTATCATCAAACGCTTGATATCTACCTTTGTTCAACCAAACTTTATTATCTTTAAAATTTGTATGGTCGCTAGAGGTGTATATGATATTATCAAATTGATAATTGGTATTGAGGCTGTTTTCAATATTATCAGTTACTACTGTTACAGGCAAATCCAAAAAATGATTAATTCGTTTTGCCGTGTAAGCAGCCATACTGAAATAATCTACTGAGTCAGTATTAAAGGCAAATAGTAATGCACCCTTACTCATCTGTTATTCTTTAATTCTTCCCATTCTTTTTGGTACTCAGTCATTACAGAATCATATACTGAGCTAGCCTTGCTTAAAAAAGCATTTTTGTTAACTGTTATGGGGTTATCGTAGATATCATTGAGTATCAATGTTTTAGATGGATATATTGCTAATACTGCAATCAATTCAGGCGTTATTTTCCAAAGTCCACCTTGCTCGGCAATAATTAACTTATTGTCGTATTTTTGTTTTAGATATTTTTTGGCTGAGTTATGATTGAATCTAGTTCTAGCCGATATGATTAAATTTCCGATATCCATAGTAAATACTCCTCCAAGTATTTATAGGGATAAAAATTTATTGTTTTATTTTAATAACCAATATTACTACCCATTACATAAGTAACTGAAGGCGTTCCCCATGTATTAGTAATATATGTGCTAGACGGTGATCTAACTGTAAGGCTAGCAGTAGTTCCTACTGCACTCAATAGTGTCGAACCACCATCGGGAACTTGGTCAAATTTTACAGCAATATAGATGATATTTCCCTTATCACCATATGAGCCACGAGTTCCGTTTGTTTTCATACTGATACTTAAATAGCTTTGTAGATAATTTGAAATACCAGAACTTGCAGTTTGTTTATACATTGTTGCCCATGTACTGCTTAATCCATAGTAACCAGTATTAGATGCAGTAATTACCGGAGAACCGGATCCTCCTACTTTTTGAAATCCATTGTAGTTTGTACCAGCAATACGTACAGTACCTGAATCAGGTGCGCTTAAAACTAACGTACCTACTTGTAAACATAAATTATTCCATAGTGAATTAATGCCTGCGCCTGCAGGATGTGCTAAGTTAATTGCAATTTGTCCACCCGCATTAAAGAAATAGCGTGTAGCATCAGCCGATGCAAAGGTAACTGTAAATAATGCAGTCATTTGAGTACTCCAACTTGAAGGACTTGTCGAACTGTATGTAGTTGTACTTCCTTGAGTAGCCGCATTATTCATATTATTAAATAATGTTGCAATATCAACTGCAAAAATACTGTTTGATGTTCCACCTTGCAAACTAGTTATAATGGTGTCACCCACTTCATAATCAGTTGCTGGAATTGTTGTTACACTTGTACCCTGGTGATTGGATGCGGCAACTATATTATTAATTAAACTTAACCAAAGTGCAGAAGTAATCTTATTTGTAGGACCTACTTGCGACAATGCAGCTTGACCATATCCGTATCTACTGGTGCCCGTTCCGAAGAACCCGTTAATTGTGTTCGGATCTACTCCAGTTACACTACCTAAATATTTATTGTAATCTGAAGATTGGATTAATCCAGTTGATTGATATGACATTTCCTGTATCCCTTATCTTATGCTTACAACTGCTTCTACCGTACCAGAACCATCGGTTTCTTTATTAGCTAAACTTCTACCAATAGTATTATATGCAGTAACTTCTTCAAGTTTGGCTGCACGTGCGTGTCCGTTTCCTGCACTTACTAAGCGGTCACCTTTTCTAACTTGACCTTGAACTTTAACTGGAACACGACCGACTAATGCGATTGGAGGATGAGTATCGTCACCGCCTGCAGCCTGATTCAACAAATAAGCATAGCTATTAGATACAACACCAAACACGTCTGAACTTAAATCTTCTTGGACAGCAGTAACTTCTTTGTCTCCGCCTAATTGAACTACAGTTCCAACATCATAATATGAATCAGCCGCATAACGTTCTGCCAAGTCAGCGAATGTTGCTTGGAATCTTGCACCAGTTTCTAATGTCCATATACCTGCAACTGTTCCGCCACCTGCTAAACGAGTTGTAGTAATTTGTCTTGGGGCAATGTTACCTGTAAATTGTGCAATACTGTTTGCACCTGTCAGATAGTCAGCAACGTTTGCATTTGTGTATGTACCCGATGGATTAAATTGCACACCGTTAGCATACATATAGTTGTCGCAACGAATACCATTAACACTACTAGACGCAAAAGAAAGATTACCGTTAACAATGGCAAGAGCGTTGCCTGAAGTATTACCATATACTGACCATGAACCGGTCAATGTTCCAGTAGTTGTTGCACCACCTGTTGTAATTGTACGAGTTGTTAGTGTACTAATCGTACCTGTAGTGATAGTACCTGTAGTAGCAGTCATTGTACCAGATACGTTAGCTAAACGAACATTAAGAATATCGCCGCTGATTACATTACCCACGCTAATATTATTAGCAGATAAGTTACCAGTAACTGTAACGTTAGCAAGTGTGGCAGTTCCTGAAGTACTAGTTGAAGTCAATGTCAACCAAGAACTTGCAGTGAGTGTACCATCTGCTGGGCATACATTCAATGTATTTGTTGATGTATTAAACCATAACTGACCCTTCATTGGGTTAGCAGGAGGGCTACCAGCAGCAAAGTTTTCAGTAATACGAACAAAGTTTGTATCAAACGCTTGTCCATATCCTGACCAGCTACGACCGGGTAGTGATAATGAGGTACTAGTAGTATTGATTGTACCATCTTGAATAGTAGTTAACGTACTACCGTTACTTCTAATAATTGTATATGCCATTTGCTTGTTGCTCCAGAGTCTTTAAATATTTATCTTAAATTGTCACTACGTTTGTCAAGCTTTGAATCCTGATTGTGTAGTCCAATTGAATTTGTCTGTTCAAACTTTTTTGAACGGGGTGAAAAATCACATGAGTTAATAATCTTGTCTGCTCATTACCAGACGAATCCATTCCATATCCAGCTAAAATACCCATTTCGTCAAAGGTGTACAATGATTCTGTCTGAGTACCATTATCAAACGCTGTTTGTCCGTTGGGTTCACCAAAGTCTAGTAAACACTGCACGATAATGTCGGTATAAACTTTACCAGTAACGTGACTGATAATCATTTTATTTCTTGAAGGGTCAGTATTTAAAATACTAGTATCATCTACAATCTTAGCGTAAGTCTGATTGTACAAACTAGCATTAATACCCACTGTATTTGGTGGCAAATATGTAATAATACCGGTGTCATCAACACTGGTTCCACCATTACCAAACGCCATTTTATAGATTCCACCATAGCCACGATTGCTAAGTGCATCTGCAATAGCTTGCGAAATGTTCTCATAATGGATAGCATTCTTCTTATCTAGTAAGACTTCACCCGTATTAGGGTCTGTCAGTTTGACAAATCCTTCAATTTTTAACACGTTTTGAATTGACATTAGTTATCACCCCTGACTTGCACTAGTATTTCCTTAGTATTGGGATCAGTTATTTTAAGAAAGGAACTGAATAAAAACCCGCTTTGTTCATTAGGTTTTACTTCTTTTTCTTCCGTTTTTTCTGGTTTTTCGTTCATAATAGTTTATTTATCATTTATTCTGTACCGACCTGTAAGAAGTTAGCCGGGAAGCTGTCACTAATTTGTAATGGATCACCCTCTGCTGAGTATTCCTCACTGTTCCAAGTACGGTTGTAGTAGTAATTGAACAATGTGTTAGTCAACTTAACTCCATAAACCATAGTATATTCAGTGTGCATTTTTCTAGCACCAGATCCATTAACTCCTCGGGTAATTCCTGAGATGATGTTAGTTTTAGTATTAACCTTCTTAAAAGTAATAATTTCCCCATCAATATTAATAGTATTACCTAAGCGCAAAGAAACTTCTAAATTATCAGATTCAGAAGCCCCCTTAGCTATATAGATTACTGGTCTAGAATTTCTAATAGACAAAGTAATATTTTCAGGACTAATTTGAGTTAGTGTAGAGATATTATATACAGAAATTTCTTTAATAGTCTCAACTGCATAGTTAACAAAACATGCAACAGTATCATTTACAACAACTGCAACTACTTTTTCCTTAACTAAATCTAATAACTTAGCAACATTATCAACATATATTTGGCTATCTAGTACTTCTAAATCTTTTGCTAACCAAGTTCTTACACCCGAATTAGCACGGTATATTAACTGTTCACCGTTTTTATCAATATGATTTACATATACCATTTGATTTGGTGTAGGGTTAGAAATCATGCTAGTGATTACAACTTTGTCACCAATATTGATTGCTTCCAATATGTTAAGTTTGTTTCCGCTCTTTAATTTTAATCTACTATTATCAACTCTGTATCCATTAACCGTTACAAATAATCTATTGATATTAGTTAACGTTAAACTAGGTTGATTTATTACGTATGTATTAGAAGATTTCCAAACGTATCCGCCAGAAACATACTTTGTTAATACTTTTCCAGTTACTGGTTTTGCTAATAAAGAATCATAAAATAATTTAATTGGTTGATATGTGATTGAACCTTCTGTTACCGAATCCAATAATCTAGCATAATATTTGTTGCCATTTAACTGGGTAGTACCTACTATTCCATCAACTGTTATCAAGTCACCGGTAATAAACTCAGGGGTTGAAGTAACAATCAATGTCAAATCACCCTTATCAGTATTGACATATACTAATGGAGTTATTTGTAGTGTGTTAATATTTTCTGTTAACAAGTATTGGTCATGTGTGTCATGGAATGTAGTGACACTAATTAAATCTTCATCAGATGCTGGATTGAACAACAATGTCACTGTACCAATTTCTGTACCAGTATCAACTGCGATAGTATAGTCTACAGTAGAAATTAAACGTGAACCGTTATATTCTACGATAGCATCCACATCATTTGTATATCCGCCTGAGGGTAAACCAACAAAATTATCTAACGTCAAACTAGTTATAGAAGGTGCAACTTCAAATATTTGTGTTTGCGGTACACTAAAACTATTTTGTTTAAAGTTTACTGGTGTACCCATTATTACAAAACTTAAATAATCATTTTCAGGATGATATGTTGTATTGAACAACAATTTAGCTTGCTTAGATGCAGTAGTAGAAATTACATAGTCATCTAAGTATATTAAAGGCTTACCGTTTAGGTAGACAATCGGTGTAGCGTACACAGTTGGTGCATATGCAAAACCTAACCATATTTCGCTATGACCAGTCACCGAGTCAATACGTAATGGCATATTCTGTGAATTGCTTCTTGTTTCTTGATTACCATTACCAAATTCATAGACTTCAATTTGCAAATGTTTAGTATCATCGTATAAACTTATACTATCCAATGTACTTAGTGTGATTGATTGTTTAATCCAATCAATAGAATATGAATAGCTATTAGTTGATGTAGGTGTAATATCTTCATAGATTCTAAGTCCTAAATTGGTAGAAGAGTCCATTAAGTACACTGCAAGTTGTGCGGGATTTTCAGTAACCATTGAAAAATCAATTGGTAAACTAGTAAGTGCATTTGTAAATGTTTTAACTGTAAATCCATTGAATGGGTAATCTTCAACTGCCCACGTACTTCCTGGACGTGTAGTTACTGTCATAGTCAATGTATCTGTCAATACGCTTGGCACTAATTCTTCTGGACCATAACCAGATATAAACGGATCACCTTTGATTTGATAGAAGTTTTCTTCTGTCTTAATCAATGATACATTTTCCCAAATAACAGCATCATTACTACGTAAAATAGTAGCATCAGCACCAACAATAATCCAATGATTATTGGTGTATGTGACTGCAAACAATGATTTAGTAGTATTAGATTCTACCTCACTCCAGTTAATTCCATCTGAACTAGTTATAATGGTACCATCATCACCTACAATAATAAACATTCCATTAGCATATAATCCGTTCAACAAGTTTGATGTTTTTGCGGCTCCATTAATTGCTGCCGGATCCCATGCATGTGAGTTAGTTGATGTAAATACCTTATAATTATCACCAGCTAAAATTATTATAGTTCCTGATGACAATATTACATTCAATCCAGTTGTTACTACTCTTGGTAGTATTTCTTGCCAATCCAAACCATTCAAACTTCTGAAGGTTTTAGAAGTAGAAACTAATGATGTATAACCATTAACAGTAGTATTTGTAATTGTACCAAGACCAGTAGCAATATAACCATCAAAGAACGCAGATGATACATATGCTACACGGTTAAATTGTTGAGGCAATTGACTTTGAAAGCTATATTGAACGTTCCAAGTATAACTATCTGTACTAACCAATAACTCATCACCTACAGCAATATAGAAATTGTTATTATAAATTACACTATGCAGTTTGTCTTTTGGTGCAGAGATTGAGGAACTATCGTATCCTGTATCATCAAACTTAGTAGTATCATATGGTGTAAAATCACCCACTGATACCCAATGTTCTAAATCGTTACTAGTAAGTATTGGTGAATGTATGTTGCCTGTTACGATAACATAATGTCCTTCGTCATATATAATATCTTGTACATTTAATACGTTTTTACTGATTTGTTTAATAGTCCAAGTAACTCCGGTGTCGTAACTCAACATTATAATAGAATACGATTCGGTATCACCGATTGCAACCAAAACATTCTGGTCAGTTACTATAATACCGTATAAATTAATATTGCTAGGGTAGAATATTTGATCCTTTAATATAGTGTCTAGTTCATTTACTAAATCATTAAAAGATTGACCAAAATAAGTATTGTTTGGATAATCAATACCAGAAACTAACATTGGTAAATTTTTACCTGGCATATTATCTGTTGGGTTATAGAACCCCATGATTCTATCTAATGCATTCAAATCAAATTCATCACTGCGTACTTCTTCCCATTTGTTAAAATCAAATGTAATGTCGTGATTACTTGTAATACAACGATACAAAGTGTTATTATAGTTTACTAAACTATAAGGACTACGAGTGTGCCCAGATGTAATATAGATTGGTTCTGGGATATATGCGTAATCACCACTATGGAATGTAAAGGCATTATTTGGTACAGGTCTCAACAGTGCGGCATCGTAGAATAATGCCACTTGTGTTTGACTTATTGGTTTAACATAATATTGTGCAAACACATGTACTGCTACCCCGTGCAATTCATATACGTTTATTCCACCATGACTATCAGCCATATTTACTGTTATCTTAGCATCATTAACACCGTCAACACCTCCCAAATTACTACCTTTAATTACAATAGTGTCTCCGCCCGTGTAAATAGTACCAGGATCAATAATTTGAATAAAATATTCATCTGTTATGCTTTGTACTGCAAAGTTTGGCTTGAATACTTTGATAGTTGCACCACCTGATCTTGGGTCAACATATGTATATGGATTAATTATTTTGTAGAAATATAATTGTAGTCCTTTGATTTGTCCTGGCTGTAAGTTAGTGACTGAATAATTCAAAGCGATTGACGTATCACCTGAAGTACCAGTAATAGTAGTTGTACCCTGATTTAGTCTTGTATTAAGATTATAAATTACACCAGTAAAATCTACAAATTGCACCTGCGGAGTTTTTCTAACAATATTAGACAATGATACATACTCACCAGACACCCCAATAACAAAAGTATTTGCTGGTATTGAGTAACCGGTAACTAACATACCAAACTTTGGCGTATTTCCAGTAAGTATTTTAACAGTACTAGTTCCAAATATTTCAGCAGTAAATTTAGCAGTTACAACTTCAGTAATATACACTGAGTATGCAGGGATAGTTCCGCCGCTTAAAATCATGCCTGGAATAAACAGCCCTTGTATTGTACCAGAGGCTACAAACTGGTTACCAAATATACTACCGGCAGTAGTAGACGCAATTGTTGCATTTACAGAGCCAACTGATGTTATTGGTAATATTGCTTGCTGAATACTAGCACGTGTTACTGTTGAGGGAGTGCCTGCTACTGTTACAGCAGTGATTCCCCCAACGTTACTAATTGCAGTAACTGTTAACCGACAGTTATTTGTGGGTGTTGTTCCGCCTAAATTAGCACCTGCAATAGTAACAATATCTCCAACATCATACGATGTTCCTTCAAAAGTAATTTCAGCATCATAGATTAGACCAAATAAAATATTATATATATTAAATATTGCGCCTGCACCGTCTGTTAGTCTACCTGGATGAGTTGCCACACCAGTAACTCCTGGATAAGGTATGGCGTAGTTTACCGGTAAGTCTAAACTACTTTCTGTACCATTATTTGTTACTAAACTACCATAATATTCACCAGAAATCCAATCTTCAACTTTGGTTCTATAACTTGTTCTATCAAATTTTAATGTAGAAGTTAATTCTCTGGTTGGTGTGTTAGATATTATAGGTACTGCCCTTGCAGAAACTTCCAATCTGTTATTAATACTGTTTACACTTTCAGCTAAATTCACTCGATGTGAATCTATCATTGCATTATTTTTGGTAGTGTACAATGCTATAACTGATTTTTTATGAAACAAGTTATCGCTACTAATCACACGCACATAGTAATATTTTTTGTTTTGTAATCCAGAGATTCCAAGACTTGTTAATCCTTTAGTATATTTTATTGCGTCTCCTGTTATTAATGAAACTGCGTTAATGTTAATAGTATTATCTACATAGTTAATATCTGCACTATCAAATAATACAGTGACAGATGCTTGAATTACAATATCCGGTTTAGTTGTATACCCTAATCCCGGATCAGTTACAACAATATCAATTACTTTACCACTTGACATAATTGGTACAAGAGTAGCAGGTCTAGTTGGTGCTGGATAAATTGTTGTGTCAACTACTGCACTGATTTGAGGAGGGTCAATATAGTCTCTACCGGAATCTAATAACACTACTCCAGGTAAATCAATATATACGGTTGTTCCCGGAATATGCTCTGCAATATCGCTATTGCCGGCGCCGCGGGTTAGACTATATAATTTACCTTTTTCCCTGTTAATCTGAGAATAATCAATATACTCATCATCAATTTTAATTCTACCTGTTATTGGTAGTCCAAATGCATCATTAACATACAAGACAGCACTAATAGTATCTAAATATACTGCCAAAGATGTAATAGGTGTATTAGCTTTTCCTGTTAATGATATACCATAATTATTATACCAATCAGAGTATAAACTATCAGTCCAAATAGTGTTAGTAGGTAGTACTTGCCCAGTAGCTTTTACTGAGTCAAAAACTAAATTAGGTGTTATAAATCTATCAATAGTAGGGTTATATCTACCTGGTAAATCAAAGTCAGTGACTTGTCCTGTGTAAGATTCTGATTTAGTATATTTCAATAAGAATTCTTTAATTACTACACGATAAGGTTTAACTTCATTAATAAAGCCTTCTAAGAACACTTGATTATCACGCTTATAATTTTTGTCCTGAGCCAATTCACGCAAGGTATGTTGTACATCTACTAGTGATGTTTTATTCAACCAAGTCAAATTATTTTGCGAGGTTGTATTCTCACTTACAATATATTCAAATAACAATATTAAACTTTTATTACGGTGAATACGCAATGTTTCTGTGTAAATCTGTTCATTTAATGCACGAATAATATAACGAGTTTCCATTGAAGGATATGAATCATATGCATCTAAGTCAAAGAAATTACTGTCAAAACCAATTTTGTTTCCAGAATAATTCCACAGTGATTCTTTAATTTGAATTGTTCCTTGTTCTAATCCAATTCTATCCCAAGATTTTCCGTTGTAAACATATACTTCACGCTTACCTTCACTATTTGCAGTGACGCCGGCAATCGTACCTGTATTTGGAATTAGTGTGGCAAGACCATAATATTTAGAAACTTCAACATCAATCTTAGTATTAACACTATATCCTTCTGCCCACCAATACGTATATTCCCAGTACTTAGTTGTATCAAAATCAATACCGGTGATTGTAAAGAATGTTGGTGCTCTTACTGTGCTACTTGCGCTATTACTTGAACCTAACAAACTAGGAGTTTTAAACTCAGCAATAGGGTATTGCTTCAATACATTATTAGCATATCCAAAATAGTTAGACAATGCTTTCAATCTATTCTTAAACATACTTTGTCTAGGTCTATACGCTGTTCCTGTTTGCATCAATTTAGGTAAATAAATGTCGGGAACTACACGACCTTGACTGTCCATACCAGCTAGGCTGTCTAGTAATTTTTCATACATTGCTTCCGGTTCAGTATGCTCGGTATACATTGAGGGGATACCTGAGATGAAGTCATCTTCATAACCTGCACGAATTAATTTATATTCATTGTATGCAGGTGTTTCATTACTACCAGAACTAAATCCTATATATAAACTAGAAGTTACGTCTGTAATAAATTCACTAGCACTGTATAGACCAAACACATTAGGTTTATATGCCGCAAAGAACGGTACACCTGATGTTATTGGATTTGCAATATACAACTCCAAGATTGTGTCGGATAAAGTTTTACCTTTAACAATTTGAATAACGTTAGTATTCTTGACCCAGTAATAGTATTTCAATACCAATGATCCGGCACTGTCTACTTCAACTGTTGTTGTATATGATTCTAAATCATAAGGTCTTCCTGTTCCTGCATAGTTAACAGGGGTGACATCGCTTTCAACCCAAGTATATACACTTACAGTACTGTCAGGGAAAACTGTACCCCAGTATTTACTATTATACACATTATCTTCTTGGTGATAGTTTACAAAACGTGTTGACGATGTGTCAAACCACAGTTTACCAACATGTTCACTAGACCAAACTAAGTTGTGATTTCTAACATCTGTATTATATCCTGCAGGATCAATGCTATCAATATAATCTAAATTTTCTAATACAACACCCAACAATTTACCTTGTAAAGGATCAATATAATCCAATGATTGAATACGTTCATTAGTATCGTTGTTGTATATTTGTACTCCGGATAATTTATCAATATCAACTATTACGTTTGACTTTCTAAAGATATTCCAATTTGGTTTGTTTGTACTATTTCTATATACAATTACTCTACCATTAAATCCATCTCCTGACAAATTGTCAGGTATACCCACTACCAAATTATATTCGCTAAATGCTAGTTTCTTTCCATAGAATGCATTAGGTCCAACGTTAGTAATTAAATCATTGCATGATTGTGCAAACACGTAACTACCTAAGTTAGTTAGACTTTCATTGTATTCCGCAATATAGTCATAAACAAATACTGCACCGGCGTTTGCAAACGAGTCAACAAATCGTGTGAAGTTATTATCAAAATATGTATCATTATTTGATTTACTATCATCAATAAAATCAAACGTTGTTGCGGCAAATCTATTAGCTACGGGCGCACTAATTGCTACAGAATTATATTCGTTGAACTTTATAGAATAACCAAATTGAGTTGGATGCGTTGTACTGTGTACTTCACGAATAGTTTGTGTTTGAGTATATTCTGCTATTCCTAAATCATCAAGTACTGACTTATAGAATGCGGAAATTGTTAATTTGTCATTCAATTTACCAAGAGTATTGTCAATTAAGTAAAGGCGTAATATTCCACCAGGCATTTCAGTGGCACCCACGTTTAAAGACTGATCGGGGGAAAGTCCTAAGCCATTGATTGCTTTTACTATATCAGTAACACCGGTGCCTGGTATTGGGACAGCAAATCCATTAATAAAAATAACAGCTCCATACGATAGGGTAACTGGCCTAATTCCAGTAACTGTTCCGTATTTTTTACCTTCATGTGTATATCTATAAACTGCACCTTCATAGTTTTCAGGTGATATATCAAACGGTGCACCAACAAGAACATCATTACCAAATCTATTGGTGTCTAATCCTGTTCCAAATGCAATACCGGATCTGATACTTGTTCTATAATCATACGGAGTCAATGTTTGTGTAAAGATAAAATCACCCGAACTAATATTAACGAGATCACCTGCCCCAACTCTAAACGGGTATTTGAATGTAACCAAATTAGATGTTGTAGTATAATCTATATTAGGAACTAGTAAATTTCCATTATGGATTACAGAAATACCATTAAATGGAGCCCATGCTAGCTTAGTAGTTAAGTCTGTCCAGTCTAAAGAATCTCTTACATAGGTAATGTTCTGAACAATTCTAGTATACACATACACTGCACCCATATTGAATAGTGTTGGTGTAAAATCTAATGCAGGAGCACTGATAAAAACTTTACTTCCATCATAGTTAGTAGAGAGTGTAGTACCAAAGCCAGTGTTAGATACTTTCCAGTATACTGTCTGGGTTCTTGGATTTTGGTTAGTGCTGCCGCCTACTGCTATGTATGTGTTACCACTATAATATACAACTGCACCTACACTGTAGGAGGTAGAGCCTGACCAAGCAGGAATAACATCTGATACATCTAATGTTGTTACACTTGAATAATTATATGTTACTTTATAAACTGTAGTTCCATTAACCACAGGTGATTTAAAATTACCTTGAATATAAAAAGTAGTTTTGTTTGTACCAAGATCGTATTCAGCGGTTTCAATGATATATGTTTCTGCTTTAATTGCATTGGTAAAAGAAATCTTGTCTCCGTGACCTAATCCATCGGATTGATCTCCGGCAACAATGAAACCGGTTGCATAAAGGTCAATTGGAGATGAAAGTACAAATCCAGCAGATATGCGATTAGGATTATCATCAAGACGGTATACATATACTTTTGCTTCTGCTAATGAATTTAAATATAACCATTTCTTGTCACCGGATAACGCTACTGCATCACCAACACGCTTACCAGCAATAGTAATTAATTGTTGAACTACAAAAGATTTATGAGAACTTGGATGTAATACACCAATATAGATATAACTGTTTGCCGCATCAGGTGAAGTAATTACAATGATATCATCTGACTTAGCCATTGCAGTTCCAAATCCAGTTGTATTAACATAAACCGATTCTTTATATTCATATGTGTTTGCATTAAGTGAAGTTACACCATACGTTCCTGCTTTAGCATATGCATATCTATAAATTGTTTTTGCTCCCGGATCTCCTACATATACACCTAAATCTTTATCAAATATTACCGCGTTACCAAAATTCTGTGTACCTGATTTCTTCAATAAATTAGTATATTTGTAACTTAAATCTTTCTGGTATACTGCCCACTTACCATTTTGATCGGTGTCAATCCATATTTTCTGTTGGCTGGCGCCGTCATTCATTAATAATAAGTTAGATAATTCTTTTGTAGTTGTTATGCGTTGTGTTTGAAATTTAGACGCAATACCCAAACTAGTAATAACGGTGATCTCCGATGGCAATGATAAATCTACTGTCACCGTTGTTAGTCCACCTACAGTATTAACTCTATAAAATCCGTCAATAGAAGAATCATAGTTAACAATCATGAATGTATCATTTTTAACCAATCCATGCGGGAAATCAAATTCAAATGTAACAGTACCATTAAAATTATTATTTACATTGATGACATTGACATGTTTTTCAATTGTACCCATTGGAATTGGTGTAATTACTTTCCAATTACCATAGTCATCTGCAATCCAGATATAATCACCCTGATATATGTCATTTGCAGTCAGTGTACCTACACACAATCTATCAAATGAGAAACTATACATCTTAATGTCATTGAAGTTAACATATCCTGCACTTGGTAATTTTTCAAAATAATCAAGAGGTTTTCTAGGTAAAATATTAATATCTGCTATTACTGATCCAAAGTTAGTTAACCCATACAAAGGAACAGTTTGTAATAGTCCTGGTTCAGGTGTATCATTTACTATACCAATAATGTTAGGATTACCAGTTAATTGAGTTTTACTGAGTTTAAATTCAATAAAATTGTGGTTAGTTATTCCGCCGTATTCAGCAGTTTTAATAGCCCAGTTTTCGTATACATCATACTTTATTTGTCCAACATCTAATGTAATGTTTTGAGCAATATTAACTGCATTCTTAGTTCCCTTTTCACCAATAAAACTTTTGAATAAGTTAACTTGTGAAATATCTGATAGGTCACTAGCAGATAAGTACTCTCTAGGTCTATACCCAATCAGCGAGAACCCTAACAGGTCTCCGTCATTCTTTAGATTAGCAGTTTTGGTATCATAATACAATGCACTTTCTGATGCCCGTGTGCTTGCATTAGGTAATAGACCTTTTTGAATTTTTTCGTAATCGGTTTCAATCCAATCATTTGTATTGAATGTAAGTGATGCCAATACTGTTTTATTTGCCATCCAATATTTGTTTTGATATGTTATAATAGAGCCCTTAACATATTTTACATTGGCTGACCAATTTTCAATATTGTCCTGATTTAATATAAATCCTTGAGCATTTAATGTACCATTCCATTCAGCAGTTTTTTGTCCACGCAAGAATAATCTATTCTGACGCAATCCGGTAAGTTTATTGAATATAGTATCGTTAAACAATGACACGTTATCAAATACAATACCATGTTCTAATGAATTTAAACTTGCAGTAAAATACGAAATAGTATCACCGTCGTTTAACGGTCTAACTTCAAATCTAGTATCATCTCTTAATATTGCCAAATCACTTGTATGAATTGCATATAAATTTTGATTTAGAATAAAATTCTTATCTTGTGCAGATAATGGTTGAACAATTAAACTATCTTTGTCAATTACTAAACGATTTGCAATTGGGTTAATACTAATCAAACTTCCAACTTCCCAATTAGCTCCTACCCAATATAGTGCCTCAGCAACCATTTGATCCCAATTTAATATAAATCCATTTTCTTGGTTATCAAATTGAATTCCTTGGTCAGTTAAATATCTACCATAATTAATGATAAACTCACCTAAGGCTTGTGCCGTAGCAAACACGTTGCCATAGGGGACATATTTAATTTTAGTATTATAATTATTAGGTATATTTACTTTTATACCATTAACTTCAATTTCTTTATACGTACCGTCTGGATCAGAAGTATACGTCATAAAATATGAACGAGTCTGATTATTACCAGTAACTGAATATCCATTAAGTGTTCTTTGTATAATTATACTACTATAGCGAATAGTAAATTCAGGTTGATTTTGATACAATATTACATTGTAACTTTCGCTAGGTAACAACAATGACACGTTATTTGAGTTAGTGCTTGTTTTTTCTAGGTAAAAATTTAAATATTCTTTATCTGTAAATCCAGCAATTCTATAAATTAATCTAACATCTAAATTGTTTAATAATGTTGTAACATTATCATATCCTACATGACCCGTACGTTGCACATAATCAACGATCCAATTCATATAACTATGCTGTGCTGTTCCACTACCATATAATAATGGAATTTTGTTTTCATGTAGGAATCCATCTAGCAGGAATTGATTAAATTCTGGACTATACGTATATAAATCTATGTCTTGTGACAATGAGAAGAACTTTGCCGGCTTTAATAATGCAATTATCTTCATTAAATCAAATGGCCAGTTACTGCTTCTTCTATAACTATATTCCGCAGGACCCACATCACCTACATCCCATGCAGTATTAAACACTGACTTACTATAGTCACGAATCATTGTGTTAAATGGATTCTTTAAATTACCGTATGAATCAACTGGTAATATTTTAGATAATCCCGGTCTTGTTCTGCGTGAATTAACTGCACCGTTAACTCTCCCGGCTTCAATGTCTGACCACAATACTGCGTTGTCACTTGTATAAGGTGCTTCACCATAACGAGAATCCCACCAAGAAGGCTTATCTGATAATCCTAACATTTCCCATGGTGTTGAATGAGGGGTCGTAGTATCATAGTACCACAAATATATACCTCTCCAAAAACCCTGAGTTATAACTTTATTGTTTTTGTCGGTAGAATCTTTGTAATTCCAAGTAAATTTTTCGCTTGTTGAATAGAAATTATTTGCAAAATCAATATTATTTTTACCAGCCCAGTCCAAAAAATTAGCAGAATAAATATTTTGAACTTCTGTAAGTGAGTTACCAGTACTTCTGAAATATCCCGGAATAATTTCATCTTCATTAATTGGTATAGGAGAACTTACTTTGATATTATTGTAAATACGAGTTTCAAACTCTAGTAAAACTTTATCTTTGAAATCTTCTAGGTATCCATTATTATAGGCACCATATAACTTAGTTAATGATCCGTCATGACCTTTAATAAAATATGTAGGGATTAGATAACTGTTGTCTAACACAATGCTAGGGCGACTTGCAGGATATAAACCCAACTTACTAGGAGTACTTGGTACATAACTACCATAAGTTGTATTAAATTCATTTATAATAATAGTGTCGCCTGCAACCAAATCTTTAGTAATTTGTAATTTAGGTTGTGTACTGCTTATTGTATAATCTAAATCTTTAATAAGTTGAGTGTATCTATCAATTCCACTAATTGTATTTTTACTGTAAACTAAAATTGAATTATAGTTTGCATTTTTAAAATCGTATATCTTACTTAACGGGAAAAAACTGGTGTCAATAAATGCGTTAAATGTATAGGTCTTAGAGATATACGGTGCTCTTGCCGGCAACATATCTGACCAAAAGAAACTATCGCTTTCTTGTTTGTATGACGCAATCTGTTGTAACACATCATCTAGCATTTGTGCGCCAGACATAGTTGGAATATATTCTGATTGGTCAACTGTTGACAACATTAATTGTTTAAATTTAACATACTCTTGTGCGTTAAACGACAATGAATCTATTAGATTGTATTCATTATGACGCATGAATGCTGCCAAATTAACCATTGGGGCACTGTTTCTAATTATTTTAGTAGAATATGAAATTAAGTTTCCGGCATCTCTGAAGTTATTTGCACCAAATACATCACCGGTAACTTTTCTGCTATTTTTATAAATGCTTTGATAATGCCCACGTAAATCACCTAAACTTAATTCAGGGATATCAACGTTGAATGGGTTATTAGATAAGTTACTTGGTATTGTAAAATATGCTTTTGAATCAAGTGGATCATTGCTGTATATCAACACCTGCATCATTGTATTAACTGTAGGAGGATATAACAATGTAATAACTGTTTGGTTTAACTTTGTAGAGGTAGTGACAGTAAATTGTGACGTAGTAAGTTCTGTGCTATCAGCAAATACTCTAACTGTTGGCCACGGACTACCTGTAACAGGTAAAATATTGAATTTTATTGATGGTGTAGTAACACCAATTTGATATTGAAATTCAAATGCCTGATACTGAAAACTTTCTCCAACCGCAGTTTCCCAACCTATTTTTCTACTGTATCCTGTACGTGATGTATAGTTATGGACATATCCATCAGTAATTTTATACGTGGTAGAAACAAAGTTTTTAATAAAATTAAATGTATCGCTGTTAAAATCAACATTAAAATTAATATCACCAATATTAGCAACTGAACTATATTTTATTGGAAACCCTAATACTGTATCATCAGTACCAGTACCAGTAGCATATGAAAATAACTTGCTTCCTTTAAAGTCACTACCTTGATAATATGATTGGTTATTGAAACTTATACCATTAATATCAAATACATCAAATATAGGAGGTTGATTTATCAACGTTTTTGCTTGTGCATATGTCCAAGTTGAACCACTAAAGTAATATGTTTTACCAACATTGTTAGTTCCGCGTTTTGAAACTACTTGTTCATTTGCAAGAATAACATCTTTATTTGCATTGGTTAATGTAATTACCGGTGTACCAAATCCAGTAATTGACTGAAATTTAACAGTGAATATCTTGTTTCGCACTTCAATATCAGTATCAGCAGTAAAGACGATTGTTGCACCATCAAATAACGGTAAGCTACCGTCAGGTATATATGATGTTTTACCTGATACTTGGGTATTAGCATTTGTTGTTGTAGTATCAATAAAATCAACAAACGTCTTGTGTACGGTACCACTGTTAAACAATTTTAAATTTGGATAAAACTCAATGATTGGTCTTTTGGCACGGTTGTCTGCGTTATTCAATGCGGCATTAGATATCTTTCCACTTGAATATAAAGCGGTAGCTTTCAGTACATCAATATGAAACCAGCGATTACTACGACTCCATGCGTTTCTATTTCTAGCATTTCTACTAATAGTAATGTAATCCTTAACTACAGGAACATTCAATCGTTCACTGAATGTTGAAGTATCAAACCCTTCATTGTCATATGACTTATAGACAATTTGACTGAATGTTTCTGGAACTAATACATCGGTCTCCGGAATTAACTGAATGCCGGTTCCAACGCCTTCTACATAATATTTTTTATCTCGGTACGATTCCGGTAATATTGAGCCTACAAAGTTAATTTTCATTCCATTCGTGAATACTACACCAAACGGGCTTTTGTATGTTTTTTTACCTAAAATATCTGTCTCAACATTGATTTTATGAGATACATTATCTTCAACTAACTTTATAAGACCTGTCTTTAATGGATCAACTGCATCTTGATAATATAAAGTATCTAGGTCAGCAGTAATCTGAGCTAATTTAACAATCTCACCTAATTGATTTTTTACAAAGTCTCTGCTAATAAATGTCTCACCAAAGATTGCAGTAATTTTTTGATTGGTTGGAATAACTTTGTGTTCGGTTAATATAATTACCGGGTCACCGCCGTCCTCACTGACATAATTAATTTTGTAGAAATTATTTGTAATTACAGTTAAATCACCGCCATCGTAAGTAACCTCATCAAATGCTACATTATCATAGAAGTTAGTAAGTTTAGCAGTTGTGCCTGGTTTAAATCCATAAAACATTAACGTTCTATTACGCAATGAATTAACACCATCAATATCTTTAAGCTTACTTAAAGGCATGCCGTGTATCTTTTCAAACGGTAAAGTAGTTACAATATCAACCGGGTTATTACCAGGATATCTAATATTATCTTGGTCAGTTGCATAAGGAACAGTAAATGTCATGAACCCAGAATTAATCCCGTTGTTATCTACTCCATAAATCTCTCTGTTGCTTAAATTAGTACGTGATGGGTTTTTACCTGAAGTGCCAGGACTAGTTTGAATGTAAAACTTATTTGGTTGTGATATATTGAACGTGTACGTACCGCCACGCAATAGCGATATGATCGGATTCTTACCCAAGCTAATATCGTTTGCGGAAATTTGATAGTCAATTGATTGATTTGTTACTACATAATCAAGTTTATTATATAACAAACTTGTTTTTACATCTACTACGTCAGGACCATCAGGCAACCAATAGTATTGACTGAAGTTAACAAGTTTATCTAAGTCAACAAAACTATCCCATGAGTAGAATTGATTTGCAAACAATTTAGAATGATTAATTACCGATCCGTTCTCAGCGGCTAGTGCATCCACTAATCCAGGATACGTTAAAAAGTCAACCGCGGTACTAGTATTAGTTTTAGTAAATACTACACCTGGTTCAAATTGGTATTGTTGTCTAACTTTATTTGGTTCTACTATATAACTGTCACTAGCGGTTAACCCATACTCAAATTTGCGACCAATATATCCCTCAATCTTATCTAATTTAGGAAGCGTAATTAATTGGTCTAGGGTAGCACCTAAAAATTGATTATTAGTCTCTGTTCTAAAAATCTCAGGAAGAAAGTCAAGTGTTCTAACTCTATTTGCCATTATTATTATCCGCTAATTGTTTGAAATTCATTTGCTGTCAATGAAGTTATTACCTGTATATCTGATACTTGTAACGCACTTACGAAGATTTCATTTGGTGCGCTACGAATTTCATATAAATCCCCAAATTTTAACGTTGGGTCTTTTGGGATCAATATAGCTGATCCTATTAAATCACCCAATTCACTGTGCAAATATGCACTTAGTTCGCTGAAATAGAATATGTCTCCAAAATCCCAATTACTTATATCAAAATATTTGTTAATTGCATTTACTACAGCAATACTTATCTCACTATCACTTGCTGTGGTTTTACTTGCTTTAATAACTTTAATAATAGCTTGTAATTGAGGGTCTGCTTTAGATCCAAACAACGGTTTAAATTTAACACTGTTTAATATAACACTATCACTTAACATTTTATAATCCTCAATCTTACCATAAGATTGTGACAATTCGTTAATAGTAGGCATGGCTGGTTCATTTACTTTACCTGTAGTGTCAGTGATCCATTGACGATATTGTGTGTAGTATGATTGTGTGACTAGATACATATCAATAATATTTGTAGTAGCCGGATTGATTCTACCTGTATTACTGCTGTTATGCTTGTATTGAAAATACAGTCCTTGGCGTCCCGAATATGTACTAATGCTTGTTAGAACATTTAATTTTAATACATTTGCAGATGTTGCATCATTAACTGATTGATAAAATACCTTGTCATCAGTTGCATAGAATTTTTGCCCAATTGGGAATTCATATTTAATTGATTGAATTTCTACTTTATTTTTAAATGTAGTTATGATTTCAGTGCTAGGTATAATTCTAAATTTGTTTAATAAATTACTATCTATAATCTTTTCAACAAACACATAATTTTTTAGACCTTGGCTATACCCAGTTACATAATTAAAGAAATCTGGATTGCTTATAATCCTATTATTAGCGGGGTCAATAACACTTACTTCAATTGAGTAATCATCAACATATCCGTCAGCTTCTACTGGTTGACCAACTACAGCTAACATAATATCATCACCAAAGTTTGCATTTGAACTAGGTAATGTATTTGTTTTTAATACTTTGACTGTATCATATAATGACTTTCCTGACAAAGGGTCATAAATGATTTTACTTCTATCAAATGAGAATCTAGTATCATTTGCGCTACCAAAATAATAAGCTAACGCTTTATTAGTTACTGAATATATTCCATCTCCCATACTTTTGAAGTTGACTAAGAAATTATTTGCGTCATAATCAGAAATTGACCAGCGTCTTGTGTCAGCCAATGATAACGAATTGACATAATTCAATGAGAAACTTTGATTGTTTGTGCATCGTGCAATAGCATTTTGAATGATAGCACTAGGTACAATATTATCAAATACCGGAATAACAATTGATACCAATGCTCCTGTAGGAATATTATGACTAAGGGTCACCGGTCCTAAACCGTTATATAAATTACCAACACCGCCGTTATATCCATCTTCTACAACGTTAACTACTGATGTCCAGATGTATGTCAAGTCACCGGGTCCTGGTAACTTTGGTACTAACCTATTATTTTGAAACACAAAGCCACCGGGTGCGACAAACTTAATTAATGCTCCAGTTGTTGCATATTTCATATTAGTTGCACTGTATATTCCTACAGGAATAGCGGTGCTCAAACTTAACAATTTAAAGTATCCGGTGATATTAGTTGAATTAAAAGAAGTTTGCTTCCAAATAGTATCGGTCACTGTATATCTAGGTGCGTTAGTAACGTAGTATTGTTGCATTCTACGACTAGACAAAATAGATAGTAATTTATTGGTTAAGAAACTAATAACACTAGTTGTACCTCTATCTAGGTTAAGAGGCTGAAATTCATCATCTTGTTTAAAATATAATGCGCCATCTTCTGCAAATGAATTTACGCTTGAGTACTTTGCAGTTGGATCAAGCAAATCAAAATTACGTGAAGTGCCAATGCTACTACGATTTAATGCCTTACTTTTTAATATACTACTGTATAATGTCTTTGGGAATACATTATAATCTTCACCGTTAACCATACGATTCTGAGAATAGAATCTTGTTGGTGCACGTAGTTTAATATCAGCAATACTTTCACGTGATTGTGCATTAGTCACGGGTTGTGTCAATTGCAATGTTATGGTTAATGTTTCAACTCTAGCAGTTTTACTAACATAACTAAATGAAACAGTAGTTCCTTGAATGTCACTTGGATCAATATTATATTGTAGTGCATTGCCTGTTCTATAATATGCTCTAAAGTTGCCAATTGGAATTTCACCAAATACACCATCACCAAATACATAACTAACTTGGTCATTGAAGCGTGAATCAACTGAGAATATATTCATTTCTGTTAATGCATTATTATAGATACTGTCTACTTTAATCCATTCAGTTAATGCTCCCGTAACGGAGTCAACTTTAAACAACCAAGTATCAGTATCGTTAATACCTTCAATATTAATGTCCACTACTTGGTTAGATATCTTTTGCGTCAACGAGAAAGATTGATTTTTTAACGTACCTTGTTTAAAGTACATAAAGAATCCTGTATTTGCACTACCATAACCCAAGTTATCATTTCTATATAGAACATTAAATATACCGTTTGCTTTTGGGGACATTTCATATACATAATCTTCACCCGCACTACTTGAACTTACTAGTTCAAAGTTCATTCCATTACCATTAATATTTTGAGTAAATCCAATTGCAGGCAATACATTGGTAGGGATCTTTAAGCTATATTCACTTGTCTTTACGCCCAATACAGTTTTAGTATTTCCTGGGCGCCCAATACGTTGTGAAGTCACTAGTGCCGCATTCAGCACTGTATTGAATTGTTCTTGCCAATTACTATTTGATGGGTCATTCCACAACACTGTTGTTCCACTAAGATTTACACCATTAATATCATTAATATTTTCTGTTGTTGCTATGCTAACTACTTTTAGAAAGCCCTGAGCAGACAAATTACGTTTTGGACTATATCCTACTAGGTTAGCCAATTTGATAACACTGTCACGGCGTTCTGCGGTGTCTATAAAATTCTCACGGGTGTTCAAATCATCACGGAAACTTAAACTTTGACCCATGAAGGCAATTATATCTAACAATGCAATATACTCACTAGATTCAACATAGTCGTTGAATGTCTCAGGATAGTATGTTTTTAAATAATCTACAAATGATTTACGTAGGGTTTCATAGTCGTAGCTTTGAAAATCAGCCTGACTAAAGGTTTTATAGATGGTTTTCCAATCATTGGAACCAAATATTGTTGATTGTCTTGAACTTGTGGCCATAAATTTAGTATCTCTTTAATATATTTATCGTTGTAAAAATACCGGTTTTTAAGCCATTGATGCAGTATTTGTTTCTTGATTGAATAGGATAGCAATATCTCTAACTAGATTTGCCGGGCTGACTGCTAACTCAATTGATGCTACAATTCCGTTTTCTTTAGCATAAATTTCTATACTATTAAGAATAAGTCTAGGATCTGCCCTAGCAACACGAATCAATTCTTCTTTTAACTGTGTCACCGTTTCTTGGTCATTGGGTTCAAAAATAAAGTTCCAAAGATTTGTGCCATACGAGGGTTTACCAGGCTTAGAACCTTGAGGGATATTGAGTGCGTTTAAGAAATTTAATATAACAGCTTCATCATCTGTAACTGCATATTTGGTTGAGGATACTGCTGAACGACCAGTATTAGTAGTATAGTCAACTAGTCCGGTAGGAATGTTAATTGAACGTGTAGCATTAACGTTTTGTGTAGAGAAACCTTTGTATATTGTCATTTTTATCCCTTTGTTAGTTCGTACATTTCTTTTCGTATTTCTTCAATACGCATTAAGCAATCTTTATAATTCTGTAGGGCAGTCTTATATTCAGTACTATCAGAACCGTATTTTTTATCTGCTTTATTCTTTTCTGTCTGCAAATCCCACTTTTTATTCTTATCTAACTCATCTAATTCTTTTTTGAGTGTATCATATTGTTTAATTGAGTCTGGATTTAATGGTTGAACATTCAGTGCGCCACCTGATGTGATTGGTAACGCTATACCCGGACCTAATAGTGAGGCTGCTGACGCATTCATACTAGTTCTATCGACTGTATCTACTGCAAATGTAGGTAATATAGTAGACCCTTCTCCACCTTTTGGTATTGCATCTAAGTTAGGTTTAGAAGTTCCTGCATTTGCTTTGTTAACAAACGACCCTAGAGATGCTATTCCGTCTTTAAATGCCCCTAATCCCATACCAGGAGGTACTACACTAGCGGCGGTTGTTCCAGTAGGAGGTTTTGGTTTTGCAAATGCTACTACAGCACATGGTGGTAAAGCAGGAGGCAATGATGCCGCACTAGGCATGCCGGACAACGATGATAGATCCGGTGCTCCGCTTGGTAACGATTTTAAATTGTTGGCTGATTCAGTAGCAATAGATGCTCCAGGAATAGTTACCCCTAACTTAGATGCCGCGTCTGTCATTGCTGGGACACCGGTTTTAACATCAGCTATTGTAGGAGGTGAACCTGAACTAGTAGTCGGAGTAGAACCAGTAACTGTTGCTGCCATGGTTTTTAAATCAGGAGCTCCGCTAGGTTTTTCATTCAACGTATTTACTGCTTCTTTTAATGTTGCAGGTGGTTTATAGCTAGGATCACTTTCTGATGCCGCTACTGTTAGATTAACTGGTTTATTTGCTTCTAGTTTCTTAAAGACCGATTTAACAGCATCGAATCCTTTTGCGGCTGCTGATTTTACACTGTCTACAGCAGATGTAATTCCTTCTTTAATTGAATCTCCCAATGAGCCTGTTGATTTTTGTCCCATTGATGCGGCAAAGTTACCTTCACTTATACTCGTACCAACTTTTGAACCCACTCCACTAAGTGGGTTTACTACACCAGAGCCTGATGTGCTAGGTAAATTACCCCCAATACCTTTAACAAATGTAGTAGTTGCAGCCACACCATTTGTTGCCGCACTTGATACCAAACCACTAATACTACCTGCACTTTCATTGCCAGTAATAACTCCGGCAGATTTTAATCCATCATATCCCTGTTGCATTAATGTAGACGCAGTTCCTACTTGTGCTTGCGGATTGTTTACAAAATCAGATACACTGTTGATACCACCTTGCCCAGTAAACATATTACTAGGTAATGCTTCATTTATTGATTTACCTTTTGCCACTAAAGAATCTGCTAACGCGGCACTACCGGGTTTAAGTACTCCGGCTTGTTCTAGTTGTGCAGGTGTCTGTGCTAATTTACCAAGTACTGCTTGTTTTGTTCCGTTAATATCTACCACTCCTGATCCATTTGCTACAGCAGTAGTTGTTGCTGGATTTGTTGCCGCACTAACTGCTTGTTGCGAAACAACTGTCTGTGTTGTACTCTTATCTATATTTCCTACAGGAGCTGCCGGCGGGACTGTTGCTGCCACTGAAGAGGTTGTAGGATTCTTTGGTGCATCAGGTGTTGAATTGTTTACTGCTTGAACTGCTTTAGAAGCTGGTTTAGGCAATGCGTCATCTGCTGATGTTTTAACTTCAACATCTACGCCCATGTTAGAATTTACCCACGGCGAGTGAGCAGGTGCACGATTTACTATACTAGATAATTTGCCCGGAGTTGCTATCCAACCCTTTACACTATCAAACAATGTATCAATATGTGTTGTTTTGTTGTATGATTTTATTTTTTCTGGACTCAATGATGATGAACCAGAATTCAAATTAACACTACTACCATTAATGTATGTAGCTGAGCCTGATTCAAAACTTGCGGCATCGCTTGATTTTGCACTCATGCCCTTATCAACTTTAAGTGTATTATTACCAACAGTATACTGAGTAAAATCATCTCCAACTCTTATATTAGTTTTTTTATCGCTTTGTATATTGATTTCTTCTGAGTAAATGTTTAATTTCTTTTCGGCATGAATGTTAATGTTGTTGTCTGCATGAAAATTAATATCACCCTGTGAACGAACATTAAAACTATTCATTGCGTATATGTCAACTGTACCTTCTTTGCCCAACTCAACATAACTTTGACCATTAGCATGTACAATGAACAATGTTTGTCCATCATCACTCATTGTAATTTGATGACCGGAACTTGTACGTAATCTTACTAATTGATTTTGACCCTGAATGTCTCCGTCATCCATTACAAAACTATGACCGCCCCTACGTGCAGTAATTTTTAGTTTTGAATCAGACTCACCTGATAAACCTTGGGCAATAGCAGTATCATTTGATCCAGAGCCTAACCCACCTTTGTATATAGGTCTTCCCGGAGTTGATATACCAAATACACGTGAAGGTGATTCACGCATACTAGAACTTGATATTGCTCCTCTAATTGGATCACGCAATAATCCCTGTTGATGTAGTTGTCCAGCAAGTGCGCTATGTACTGGTCTAGGAACATCAATAAAGGCACTTTCTTGTTCTTTACCAATCTCGTTCCACTCGACTACAGGTAGTACAAGTGCGCCACCATAACTATCGGCTTCAGTTTCTTTGGCAGTGATGTTGTTTGATGCCCCAATACCAGGAACCATATGATGAGAACCTGTTTTGGGAACTCCACCGATATAGTATCCAAAGTCTTTTTTACCATTTAAGAAAATACAAATAACTTCACTACCTATATCAGGGGGCGTAGCCCATAATCCATAACTGTGATGATTAGTTTTGAATGTACCGTCATTGTTGCTGCCGGGTGCATTATCACCCTCAGTCATTCCAAAGAAAGGGCTCATATACTGAACTGTTGTCCAGCTTTTGTTATCATCTTCAGTACCACCAAAATCAGCAACATATACTTGAATTCTACCGGCACGGTTAGCATCAATAGTATTTTTGACTATTCCTTTAACTGGATAGTTAACACTTATCTTACCGCCGGCGTCCGGTTTATTAGCGGCTGTTGTGCCTGATATTTTTCCTACGTTTTCACTCATGCAAATGTCCTACCTTCATTTTGAATGTTAGTTGATACTGTTACCCCAGGATTATCATCATTTGGTCCTTGTACTACATTCTGGGGGTTAGTAGCAGAAAGAGTTGTTTGATTTGCTACTTTAACTCTACCACCGGTTATTGCACCTAACACACTGCTATTAGTAGAATTTAAATCAGCAGAATAAGACTGAGGGGGACCAATAGCAGATGCAGATTCAACAGTAGGTTCATTAGTCTTAGCCGCATCATCTGGTGTAAGTCCTTTTGTTGGTGCGGGATGTCGTGCTGCCAATGAATCAACTTCTCTTGCTGTTTCAGATTTACTATCAGGTTTGTCTGGTGGAGGACTATACATTACTAGGTGTAGTTCTTGTGTAAATCTACCTTTTGAGAATGTAGATACAACATCTGTTGCAGAATAAATTATACCTTTTGTGTCTTTAAGATATTTAGGATAATCATACAACATTATATTAGTTTTAAGATTCATTATACCAACATCATGGTCATAATCAACACCCTCATTAAATACAATTTGTACAAAAACTTGACCAGCGTGTGGATCGACTGATTTATCAGGTCCATAATTTTCATCATAGACATTGTAATTCATTCCTACTGTAGTACAAATAAAATCAGGATCACCTAATATTTGTATTGTTGCCATTGCTTGTTCACCGGGACTATACAAACTTGTACGCACACTTGCTATCATTTGACCAGCTTTATCAAACAACGCAGAATCATCTGCATTTTGTTTTGAGAAAGGTTTAATCGGTACTGTCAGACCACTTGAGTTTGGAAAAGGTTCATTTGGATTTGGATTATCTAATGCATCCATATAGAATAGACCATTATATTTTTGTTCGTAACTCAATACTTCACTATTCTTTCCAGTATACCAGTATTCATAAATTTTATGTGCTCCGTGATAGGGAGTTGGTTCAGACACATAAGCTGACCTAACTCTTGGAATTTTATATTCATTGATTATGTATGTAATTTCATATGCAAAATCATTTACTTTTGGATCAAACGCTAACATTTTACATACAGGGGTAATTACAAACCACTGAAGTCTTGTTCTTTCTGCTGCCTTAGCTTCATCACTCCAATCTTCCATATCTTCATTACCTTTTGCTGTTAATGCGTCAGTAATGTATGCGCTTTGTGCAATAACTCTTTCTATTGCTTGAGTAATAGAAGTTCCTGCCGGGATTTCAAATGTGCGAGTATTGTTGTCCGGTTTTGCAGATTGTGCAGTTTTATCATTTGCTTTAGATGAGTCAGTGACGTTAGCACTACCACTCATTGCTGATTTATTTCTATCCGATGCTTTTCCTCTAGTTATAATTGAATTTTTAATTTTACTATTCTCACCCTTATTAAACTTAATTTTAAAAACGTTTTTAACAGAAATATCTTTAGGAAATTGGTCTTCTTGAATTTTGTTCAATAATTTTTCTAAACTGTTTTCTCCAGTAGATAACAATTCTTCAACTGTTTTTCCTGTTAAAGCTTGGCTAGTTTTAATTTGATTATGCTTAACACCATTACCCGTGTTGACTGATACATTGATTGCTTTAAAGTTATAAACAGTTGCTTTACCATCTAATCTAAATTGCATTTCAGTAATATTGATTGGGAAATATCTAGCAAATACTCCATTATCTGCAAATGTATCATTTGAACTACCGTTATCTGTATTTGGTATAAGTTGATTAGTTGTATCATCTGTTACCAAATTACCATCAGCGTCATATCCATAGAACTTGATGCCAATCATATATAGTTGTTGTAAGTGGTGTTTTGCTTTCTCATGTCCGGGCAAATCACTTTTTCCTACTACTTTCAATGCCGCGGCTTTTAGTGCAGACATAAAGCTAAAACCATACGGTTCAACAATTTTAAAACTAAATGACAAAGAATCGACACTTGCTCCCTTATTTGCATTTGTACTCAAATAAGTTTGAAAACTAAAGTCGTCAATGTAGAAATCTAAATCAAATAGTCGTTGATTTTTACCATTAACATTTGTTCCACCTGACTCAGCGACAACAAACATATCTTTAGGAGATATACCTTTATTACCTTGTTCAATAAATTTATTATACGAATAAGGAGTAATCATATACAATGTTATATGATACGTATAGCTACTGAACATTGATAATGGATTGAAGGTTCTTGCTCCTGGCGCACTCTTTTGTTGTGTGTTTGTACTTGTGTTTGAGTTAGTTGGTGGTACTACCTCAGCTTCAGATACTGTATTTTTATTTTGATTAGATTTTGGTGCAGTATAATCATCCTGTGTAGTGCTTACTGTTGCCATCTTATATACCTAACGCAGTTTTTAGATTTGTTAGTTGTGGTAAGAAAATCCATGTACCAGCAACAAAATCAAATAACGGATCTTTAATACGATTTGGATTACGTTGTGCAAATACCCACCACAAGCTGCCGTCATTGTACAAGTCATATGCAAGTAAATCCGGACGCAACGAATATGTTTGTGTGATTTGCCAATATATATCCATCGGGTCTTTTGATATAGGTCTATCAATCATTATATCTAAAAATTGTCTGTTAACAACATCCGTGTTGTAATAAGGACTGTTTGCGTTATATAAAGCCATTACCACATTCCTTTATGTTTTGATGCAGTGCCACTGTATAATTTTCCATTTGCATAGTCTTTTAAACTAAACCGTTGACTCATATCACCACGTGATACTATTGGCAATAATGTTATGGTTAAACTAATCTTAGTAGGAACATATGTGGGTGTTGCTATTTGATTTGTTTTAAATTGCGGGTTGTTTACAACTGCTCCTTTATTTAAGTTAGACCCTTCTAATCGTAACATTGAGCTAAGAAATGATTTAGCTTTTTGAAATATGTTTTCAGGTTTTGTTTTTTCTTCTTGTTTTTTTCCTGGTACATTGTTTGCTGCCGGACCTGATAAAACTCCAGCTTTAATGTAATCAACGTCTTGTGGTAGATGATAACTAAAACTAGATATCACTACCGGATGTTTATCAAATTGAAATTGACCGTAACCACTAAGATATAATAACGGAGGAGGAGTTCCGTTAGGCGGGTTAGTGTCTTGTCCATAAAACATTTTTGTAGCGGATCTAAAGAAATGAATTACTGCTAACAAATAATTTGCTTCATTAGTATCCTGCGCTGTAAAGTCAGCGGTTATTGAAATATCACCCACGTTACTATTTTTATATTGAAAGATTTTATAGTTATTATGTGCAACATCAACTGGGTCGTAATTGGCAGCATAACTCATGTTAATACTAGGTGTGTACGGGAAAATCACACCCTTAGTTTCTTGTAGTGGTGCAAGAATTCCTGGATCAGATGCCATATATAAAAAATAAGCTTTATCAGCTAATGTTAGTTTAACTCTCCAGTCAGTGCTAGGGGGAGTGACCGGCTCCGGTTGAGTATTATTTTGAGTGGTTGATGTGCCACCAGCAGCTGCCACTGCCGCTCCCATGCCAGACCAAGTACTTGGTGCAGGGGTATCTCCGGGTGCAAGTTGTTCAGTTGTCAATCCAGCTACTTGATCGGTAGCCCTAGATCCTAGACCCCCTTGATTAAATGCAATACCGGCTGCCGGAGTTTCTGGATTTGCTGGAGTTGATACCACAGGAGGCTCAGGATAGGTTGGGTTAGAAAATATGCCAATCTTAGCCGCAGTATCTGATATAGGAGCAGGGGCTGATACTGGGGTTGCCTGTATAGTAGTCAGAACACTAGCCTGTGTTTGTGCTAATGCTTCTTGTCCCGGATCAATTGTTGCCGGAATGTATTGTCCACCTAATGTTGTTGCCATGTTTAAACCTTTGCTAAATATATTTATCGCTACTAAAAAGTGCTATTTTTACCTTTTCCTAAAAAAAATAGTTGCTTTTTGTCTACAATTCTGTTACAATTGTAACAAGGAAACATTAACCACGTATGACTATCATAACTAAAAAACCAGTAAATTATTTAAATAACAAAGACATTTTAAAAGAGATTCACAGTAGTAAAAACTCATATTGCACTTTTCTAGTAGACACAGACCATAGATATGATTTTATTGTGGATATGCCGCAAGCTAGCATCCCTCAAAGTTTAGAGTATGCATATAAACCAGAGAACATTCAATTAGCACGTGAAAATCGTGCTGAAAGAATGGATGTTGAGCAGGGTATTGCTAAAGGTACGACTGATCCAATATCTATTCCTACAACAGACTTAGTGTTTAGAGTAATGACTTGGGATCATATTCCGGTTGCACCCAAACAACCACGTAAGGTAGACAAAAAGAAAACTGCTAAAGATATCTTTGAATACGAGGGCGATGCTGATGAGATTTTTGCTGACTTAGAAGATCCTACTACTGCTAAAGAAGTTGACGATATGGTACATGTTAAAGTCAACTTCCCGCCGTTTCAGCACTTCCGCTTAGATAGCACAAACACTTTCAGAGTTATCGGAAAAAGTCATTGGAAAGGTGATTTAGAAAACGGTGAGTTTGGTAAGGATCATGGAAATATCACCAACAAGCTTGCACGTATGTACATTATGTTATGTGAAAAATACGCAATGAAATTTAATTGGCGCGGGTACACATACAATGATGAAATGCGTAATTCAGCTATTCTTCAACTTACATATGTCGGCTTACGTTTCAATGAAGCTAAATCGGCAAATCCATTTGCATATTATACAGCGGCTATTACTAATAGTTTCTGTCGTGTATTAAACACCGAAAAGCGCAATCAAAATATCCGTGATGATATTTTGGAAATGAATGGGCTTAATCCAAGCTGGTCACGCCAGGGTGTTGGAACTAGTTCTACCGTCTACGAAGAATAATTTAACCAACGGAGTTGCTTTTGCACCTCCGTTTCCTATATAATATACGAATGACTAACCTTTTTAAAAAAGCCGCAGTTTTTACTGACATTCATTTTGGACTTAAGAGCAACAGTTTACAGCACAATCAAGACTGTGCTAATTTCGTAGACTGGTTTATTAAAAAAGCAAAAGAAGAGGGTTGTGAAACCTGTTTCTTTTTAGGTGATTACAATCATCACCGTGCTAGTATTAATATTCACACATTGACCTTTGGTCTACAAGCACTTGAGAAATTAAGTGCTTCATTTGACCAAGTATTCTTTATACCCGGCAATCATGACCTTTATTATAGAGACAAGCGAGACATTCATTCAGTTGAATGGGCTCGACATTTACCTAACGTGACAATCGTTAATGATTGGTTTAGTCAAGGTGATGTTGTTATTGCACCTTGGCTTGTACAAGATGACTATAAGAAAGTTCAAAAGTTATCTGGTAAATATATGTTCGGTCATTTTGAATTACCAAGTTTTTACATGAATGCTATGGTAGAGATGCCCGATCACGGTGAAATTAGTAGTGAACATTTTACTGGCTTTGATAAAGTATTCAGTGGGCATTTTCATAAACGACAAGCAAAGAAAAACATTTGGTATATCGGTAATGCTTTCCCACATAACTATGCTGATGCAGGTGATGATGCACGTGGCATGATGATATTGGAATGGGGAGTTGAACCAGTCTTTCATAGTTGGCCAAGACAGCCCATATTTAGAGTACATAAACTTAGTGATATCTTAGAAAACCCTGAAGGGTTGCTATTAATTGACAGTCATGTTAGAGTACATCTTGACATTGATATTAGCTATGAAGAAGCAAACTTTATACGTGAAACCATGATACCAGAACACAAACTACGTGAGATGACATTGATACCTATGAAGGTCGAACAAAAAGAAAATCAAGGATTTGATGGTCTTAAGTTTGAAAGTGTAGACCAGATTGTCATCGACCAGATTAACAGCATTGAATCAAACACATTTGACAAACGAATCCTATTAGAGATTTACAATAACCTATGAAGATACCCAGAGAAGTTAGAGAATTAGAATCATTAATTAAAGTAAACAAACATCTGGGTATTGCTTTATCTGAATTAACTCATACTCATTCCTATATAGGTAGTTTAAGAGAACAAAAAAGTTTGATTTCAGTTAAACTAAAATTAGAAGGCATAATAGAACGAACAGTGAAGGCTGAGAAATTAGCCAAAGACAGTTTTTTTAGAAAATTAAAATGATATTATTAAAGAACATTACATTACGAAACTTTCTATCAATTGGTCAAGTCACACAAGCAGTTGACTTTAACCGACAAGACTTAACACTTATTCTAGGTGAGAACTTAGACTTAGGTGGTGACGGTGCTCGTAATGGTACAGGTAAGACTAGTCTTATTCAAGGTCTGAGCTATGCATTGTTCGGTGTACCCATTAACTCAATCAGAAAAGATAATTTAGTTAATCGTACAAATGGAAAGGGTATGCTAGTTACACTTGAGTTTAGTGTGGGTGGTATTGACTATAAGATTGAGCGTGGTCGTAAGCCAAATCTATTACGATTTTATGTAAATAATGATTTACAAAAAGGTACGGACGATGCACAGGGTGAGAACAAAGAAACACAAGTAGCAATTGAAAAAGTATTGTGTATGTCTAGTAGCATGTTTCGTCATATCGTAGCATTGAATACATATTCAGAACCATTCTTAGCATTAAAAAATAACGAACAACGTGAAATCATTGAACAGTTATTGGGTATCACATTATTATCTGAAAAAGCTGAAACAATAAAAATATTGTTGAAAGAAACTAAAGATGGAATACAAAGCGAAGAATTCAAAGTCAAAGCAGTTGAAGAAGCCAATAAGCGTGTCAAAGAACAAATAGAAAGTTTAAAGCGCAGACAAGGGCTTTGGCAAAAGAAACATGAAAATGACTTAGCATACTTAGTTGCACAATATGATGAACTGTCACAAATTGATATTGATAGTGAATTACTAGCACATAAAGAGTTAGTAATCTGGAATCAAAAGAAGAAACAACAAGATACATATAATGCATTATTGGCTAGACAAACTGCTTGGAAGCAAAAGCAAGATAAAGATGTTACTGACTTATTAAATCAAGCAGAAAAACTAACCAGAATAGATATCGTACAAGAAATCTTAGCACATCGTGCCTTGGTTGAGTATAATAACAAGTCAAAAGAAATTGCAGACAGAGACAAAGAAGTTGCACGAATCAATAAGGACATTGATAAAGAAAACAAGTTAATTGAGAAATTAAATGTTGAAATTATAAAGTTGTTAGCACATCAATGTTATGCTTGCGGTCAAGATTTCCATGACGAACAACACGCTAAGGTTCTAGCAGATAAAGAAAAGATGCTAGAAGATGCACAATTTCATGTTACTACACTGTTGAATCAATTAAAAGAATTAAACGATAAAGACATTGTATTGGGAGATAAGCCTAAGACACATTACAAGACAGAAGCAGAAGCAATTCGTCATGGTAGTGATGCAGAAAACATTCGCACAAAGATACTTGAGAAAGAAAAAGAAGTTGATCCATATAGTGAACAACTAGCAGAACTTACATCAGTTGAAGTGGGTCCTATGCCAGTTACGCATTATGATACAGAAGCACAAGCGATTGAACATCGTAGCAAAGTATCAGGGTTGTTACAGCAAATTGAAACTAAGGCTGCTGAGTCTGATCCATATGCTGAACAGGTTACAGAGATGGAAAGTAATGCGTTGCAAGCAATTGATTTTGAAGCAATCAATAAACTAACTAAGACTATGGAACATCAAAAGTTTTTGTTAGATATTTTAACTAGCAAAGATAGTTTTGTACGTAAGAAAATCATTGACCAAAATCTGTCATACTTGAATAGCAGATTAACACATTACTTAGATAAGATTGGATTACCACATCAAGTAGTATTTCAAAATGATTTAACAGTTGAAATTACTGAGTTGGGCCGTGAACTTGACTTTGACAATTTAAGTCGTGGTGAACGTAATCGGTTGATTCTAGGCTTGAGTTTTGCTTTTCGTGATGTTTGGGAGAACTTATATGCACCAATCAATACATTGTTTATTGACGAATTGATTGACAGTGGGCTAGACACAATGGGTGTTGAAAACGCTATTGCTATTCTTAAGGACATGTCACGTAGACGACATAAGTCTATTTGGCTTGTTAGTCATCGTGAAGAATTAGCCGGACGAGTTCCTAGCGTATTGAAAGTCGTGAAAGAAAATGGCTTTACCACATATAGTACAGCAGTAGACGTAGAATAATTTTGAAAGTTGCACACAAGAGATAAGTATATGTCTATGCCATCACCGAGTAAGAACAAAGGATCAGGGTTTGAGCGAGAAATCGCAAAATATCTAAGCGAAAAATATAGTGAAAGCTTTATTCGTGCCCCTGGTTCCGGTGCTTACGTTGGTGGCAAGAATCAATCTAGAACACAGATTCTACATGAAGGTCAGATTCGTAGCTTTAAGGGTGATATTGTGCCCGGACAAAGCTTTCCGAAGATGAACGTAGAATGCAAGTTTTACGCTGATTTTCCCTTTCACTTATTATTATCAGGTGAACACAAAATATTGGATTCTTGGTTAGAACAACTACTTGATGTAGCCGATCCAGACGATTTAAACATTCTGTTTATGAAGTTTAATCGTAAGGGTCGTTATGTTGCTGTGCAATGCAAGCTAACATGGATCACTGATACTTTTTTCTTTTACGGAAGCGAAAAGTACGGTGATTGGTACATCATGGAATTTGATTTATTCTTTAAACACAATACCAAATTAGTACAAACATATTCAGCAGACACAAAGTCAATTGAAAATACAGACACAAAGTCCACACTTACTATTAACATTTAAAAATTCGTAGGCTTGGTTGCAAGTCCTCCTTGAGACTGTACAGATTGTGCTGTGCCGTTGGATTCTGGAGTATGCATGTTAGCAATAACATGGAACACCGAGAAGGCTCTCGTCAAAGCGAACCTTCAATGAGTACATATTTTACTTTATCTTGCGAATATGTAACATGCGTTGCTGAAGAATTAGGCAGAACCTAATAGCTTCAACTACAGTCCCAAAAACCCTACAGAGCAACCGGTGGCGAATAATAACAGAAAAGAGTTGATTATTCGGGGAATAGATGACTATGGACGACGGGCATGGCAAACATACCTTTACCATTGGTAGTGCTGAATAGCACTACCATGGCTTCAAAGCGGCAATATAGTCCTAAATACAAATAAACAAATTACAATTAATTAAACTAAGAGACCGTAAAACAATTAAGGACGAGCGATAGCGAGTACTTAGATGAACTGCGTTCATCTCCCAATGAATGACTACAATAATAACCGTTAGTATATCAAATGAAACACCATGGATTAGAAGAACGGCATTTGTGTTTTCTTAGTAGTCTCTAAGTTTTCTTCTATGATTTCATTAACTGATTTTAATTCGTCTGGACTAAGGTTAAGGACATCTTCATAGGTTAAAGCTCCGCGCATATACCAGGCTATACGTGCAGAGTTCTTCTTAATAGCCTTTATATCCCTATCCATACCATCTATCAGCTTCCCGATACCTTCGGGGTCAAGGTATAGAAGCCTTAAGCGAAAAAATCGCTTATATTCAATGTAAAGGGCTGGTCGTACTCATTATTGCAATGTGTGCATGTTATGTGTAAAGGTTGTGTTTGAGTGCTCTCACGTAATTTTACACTATGGTCTCTGATAGCTTCAAATGTTTTCTTATCGGTATTCATTATGAATTCTATAATAAATGCTCTATCATTTACGATTGATTCCGGAGTAATAATACAATCAATTGTATCAACAAGAATTTCTATAGTTGAGTCAGTAATTGTCTTTAATATTTCAGTAGATTTTGTATCTCTTTCGGGTCCTTCAGTCATACTGTTAAGTAAGATAATACTTTTTTGTATTTCAAACTGTTTTATACTGCTAGCAGACAACGATTTATAATTTAGTGGGCGAAATTTAATTTTTAATTGGTCTATTATCAATCCACTTTCATAGTCACCGGGTTTAAAATTATTCAGTACAATGCTCAAATTAACACCAAACTTTGAAGTTTCTTCACATTGATTACATGTAGTTTCAATATCCATTTCAGTGCCATTGGTTGCAATTTTGATTGCAACTAGAATAGCATCTAAATCAATTGAAGTAATTTTCCATGGTTGTTTAATAGCAGGAATGCAACTAGAAATGATTTCTACCACTGCACTTCCGTTATAGAGTGAGTCTGGGGTTTTGCTAGTGATTTCATCAATTGCTGTCATTGGATAAACAGGTAAATCACCTGTTTCCGGGAATTCTATTACGCCGGGTTCATATCCTAATCCCCCGCTGGGTAACTTTAAGTAAATACCCGGGCGACGGAAATACTGTTTTAAAGGGTTGTTAGCTATACTCATTATTTCTCCTAAAATGGTAGTTTTTATACACTAAATACAATTACAGATATTTATTGGTCAAAAAACACATGGCAACAAATCCAGAAGAATCAGAACGCAGAATTCAGGAAGCAGAACAGCGTATTGAGGCCGGCTCACGGTCAGCCAGCGACTCTACTCAGGCTGTAGCCTCACGTATGGGTAGGGCTGCCGACGACTTAAAAGATGCTGATTCGGCTATAAGCTCATCTATTTCACAAGCAGAAGCAGGATTTAGGTCACTAGGACAAAGTGCTTTACATTTTGGGAAAGCTCTATCTCAAAATGATGATAGCATGGCAAAATACAATGGAGCTATCCAATCTGCCGGTGATGGATTAGCCGCGTTAGCTAGTGCAATTCTTCCTTTTGGAACAGTTATTGGATTGGCAGTTAAAGCATTCTCTGCATTAGTACAAGCTGATTTAAAACAAAATGATAAGATTATATCTAACTTTAATAAATTAGGTGAGTTGGGAGCCGCCGCACAGTTTACATCAGGTGAACTTGAAGGCATGTTTAATGATGCAGGATTTAATACATTCAATGGTCAATCTCAAATCATGGTCAAGACTATTGAGGGTCTTGGTAGTAATTTAACAAAGTTAGGACAAACATCGGGTGATGGTATAAAGAAATTTGCTCAGTTAGCAAGTTTTAATAGTGATATCCAAGCTGACCAACAAAAAATACGTAATGAATTTGCTAATTTAGGTTTTAGTCAAGAAAAATTAGTAAGCGCACAAGCCGCTTTTATGAAAGAACAAGGGTCATTAGGACTTGGTAGAAAACAAGTTGATAAAACGTTAGTTGACCAATCACTAAATTATACTAAAAACTTGTCAATGTTAAGTGCATTAACTGGTGAGTCCAATGACGCAATCAAAGCATCCAGAGAAAAAGATTTAGAAGATTTTGCATTCAATGTATCATTGCGTCAATTGGGCGATGATGCAGCTGGTAAGAAACAACGTGAGTTAGTTCAAAACATGTCAACTCTTATTGGATCTAATGTTGACGAAACTGCTAAAAAAGCCTTTATGAGTGTATATGCAAATGGTGCCGCAGTAACAAGTGAGGCAATTGCATTGTCTACTAGAACACAAGGTGCATTTGTTACTTGGACAAATGAATTTAAGAGTGGTAAATTAAGCCCCGAAGATTTCATTAATAAATTAAATGAAAGCGGAGATGCTATGCTACAAAGCATGGGTGCCGCATTAAAAGCAAGTGGTGAACTTAGAGATATGACGGGTATGACAACTAGAACAGTTGAAAACACTGCAAAGAGTTATGCTGAAGGTACATTAGACGCAACACGAAAGGCAATCGAAGAAAAAAGTAAACATATTGATCCATATGTAAATTTTGCAAATACAGTAAAGAACACCACCGATCAGTTTGCTAAAATGATGGATGAACTTTTGAAATTAATTGATCCGTTAGTAATGGATGCATTTAAATGGTTGATGAAAACTGTACGCCAATTAGCAGTAGGGTTTATGGAAAGTCCAATGGCTAAAATATTAGGAATGAACTTTGATAATCTTCTTACTTCAATGACTGATAGCGATGAATTACAAGATAAACAAATATACTTCTTGCATAAGCTTGACGAAAAACAAAAACAAATTGATGAAGCAAGTAAATTACCTTCAGCTAATATACCTGGCGGAACAAAATTAGCAATAGATGGGATGAAGTCAGAACTTGAAAAAATCAGAGAAGATTTAAAATTTTGGCAAGATGAAGCAAAGAGCAGAGGTGTACAACCCGTAACAGCAATGCCAACTAAACCTAATGCTACTACAAACACTAATGCGGCCACTACAACTCCTGCTAAACCGTCTACAAGAAACAGTAAGCTTAATCCTAAACAAGCTAAAAGTGCAACGTCTACAGTAAATCAAGATGCACCTGCACCGGAATTTAAGTTTGGTGGGATAACAGGTGATGGTTTTAGTAACACTTCAAGTAAGTTAGCAGGTGGTGGAATTTTTGATGGTCCTATGTCTGGGTATAGAAAACAATTACCAAAAGGTAAAGATTTTGCTGTTGTACCGTTGCCTAGCGGAGATACTATACCAGTATCATTTAAAAATGATATGAGTATGGCTTCTATGCCAGCAGATTTAACTGGTAATAAAGCCAATCCATTAACTGATATGACTCAGATATCTGATATGATGTCCGAAATAGTTAATATTTTTAAACAAGATTCTGAAGAAACTGATAGTATGATGACAGGTGAAACTACTACAAGTAATAGAAAATCATCTATGGCTTTAGAATCAATTACTAGTAAATTGGATACGTTATTAGACCGTATAAGAATTAACAACAATCTACAAACTGAATTGTTGGATCACGCTAGAGGATAAGTATGTCAGCATTTGATTCATTTAGCGGAAGTTCTCAAAACTTAGCATCTAATACAGAGGACTTTGTAAAAGTTGCAAAAAAATTAGGTAAAGCCACTCTTAAAGATTTATCAAGACTTACTGGAAATACCTTAAATGCAGTAGAATCTTCTACTGAGGCAGTAAGCAATTGGAACTTTGGAATACTGAGTTCATTTAGTTCAATAACAAATTCAATAGGTACTAGGGGCAAGGGAAATACAAAAGACGTAATGTTTGCTATTGAAGGTATATTAAAAATAGCAGATACATTAGTAGGTAGTGTATTTAAATCTGTTGATAATGCAATGAAGTTACAAGAAAGTGTAACTGGAATAGGGGTATCAGCAACCAAAACAACATCTGACCTTGTTGATATGGGTAAAAAAGCAGGATATCCTCTAGATAAAGCTCATAAATTAATGGAGTCCTTCAATGCTGTAGGAGAATCATTAACTTTTTTAGGTCCTAATACAGGTAAAGCAGTAGAAAGATTAAGTACAGTATTCAATAACAGAGAAGACCAATTAAAATATCTAAAACAAGGATTGACTCCTGAAAATTTAATGAGGCACCAAGCAGAGGGTGTCAAATTTTTAACCGGTTACGGAGTAAAAATTGGTGAAGATGATAGAGCATTACGTAAAAGCACACTAGCGTATGTTGATACCTTAACTACTATGAGTATGTTAACCGGGGAGAATCGTGACCAAGTAGCATCTAAACTTGCCGCATTAAAAACGGACACCTCATACCAAATAAAAATGCGAGAACTAATCAAAGGTGGAAATAGCAAAGGTGCAGATGAATTATCAAAAACAATGCTATTGTTAGACGGAGTAAGCCCTGAACTCAAAAAAGGTATGGCTGATTTTATTGCAAATGGTTCAGCTACTACAGTAGAAGGCAAAAAGATGATGCTTGTTATGGGAGACAAAGCAGCCACAATTGCAAAAGATGTTGAAGAAGGACGAATGACCGGTGCTGAGGCAGCTAGAGCAGTAGCAGTAGAATATCAAAAATACATTAATAAAAATAAACAAGTATTATCAGTATCAAAAGACTTACAAAATGCAACAGGCATCAATGGCAAAGTATTGATGGAGACTGAAAGATTATCAACTATAAAATCTGAAGCAGATGCTAAAACATTAATAGAACAGAATGCAAAAAAAGGTGATAAAAAAGTAGATTCAGTAAATGAAATGATTAATGCAGAAAGAGATGTTGGCATGATTAAAGATGCAATCACTGCTACGATGCGACCAGCTGCATTAATGGTATTTAACGGATTAATATCTACTATAAAAACCACTACGTTTCATTTAGCTGAATTTGCTGTGGGTATTAACGGTGGAAAGTATGATGCTAATCTTGAAAAAATTATGATGATTGTTGGCGATCAGGGTCAGCTTGGTAAAATGAAAGATAAGGCTCAAGGACAATTAGCAGAACTTAATGCTAATATAGATAGGATTAAAAATCCAGAAAAAAGAAGTAAAGAATTAGCTGAAAAATCAAAAGCGGCTGAAACAGAATTTCATCGTGTTAGTGAAACTAGATCCTCACCTGCACAAATAGAATCTGCACGTAGAACAATGCAGAATGCTAAACAGGCAGAATCAGATGAAAGACAAGAACAGCGTAATTTAAAACAAAGCGGAATGACTGTAGAGCAATTAGAAAGTCAACGCTATCAATTAGAAGAACGTTCACGTAATGTTGGTGCACATTATACAGCCGCTACTACATCAGCTACTGCCGCACAGTGGGAAGAAAGAAAAGAACAAGAACAAGTTGACAAACAAAAACTTCTTGAAAACATAACAAAAACTGATTTAGGAGATGCAGGTAAGTATATTCAATTTAATTCAGGTTCAGGAGATGAACAGCATTGGGCAGTTTTGTCAAGACGAAATCCAGGACTTGCTAAGAATGTAACATTGTTAGCACAAGAATACTTTAAACAAACTAATAAAAAATTATCATTAACATCATCTTTTCGTTCATATGAAGAACAAAAAGAATTGTATCAAGGTTGGCTTAAAGCAGGTGGAAACTCTAGTAATCCTGCAGTAAATGTTACTGGACATGGTATGGTAAATACTCCAGCAAATCCTGATGTAAAAGAAACTCCTCACATGGGTTCAACTGCTATTGACATTAGTAAAGAGCAATTAGATTGGATGGAGGGACGGGGATTACTGCAACGTATGGGACTTAGAAGACCATACAGAAATGACCCAGTACACATTGAAAAGGCTAAATTTGGTAAAAGTATGATTCAAGGTAAAGAAATTGAAATGCACGGGCGTGAAGCATTGATTGAATTGTTCAATGGAACTATTCCTATTAATTTACCACCGAACTTTAAAGAAAATACATTTTCTGAAATTAAGAGCACAATAAAACCTAAAATTACTAGACAACCATCTATGCCAAAACAAAATAATAACACAAAAGATGAGTTAGATTTAGAGTTATTAAATGCAATTGATGCACAGTTTGACGACCTTATTGCTAGCATGGATAAAAGTAATGACTTACAACATGGTATAAAAACATACATGGCAGCTTAAAAAGCTAAATACTTTATGGCATATAAAAAGCGTTTTTCCGATCCTAATCCAAACGGTGTTCTTAGTCCTATTTCTGGAAACAACAGTAATAAAGGTAGTTGGAACGGTGGTGGTAACTCTGATGGTGGTTACAATAATCAAGACTTTGGGTACAAGAACTATCAAAGTCGTTTACCGGAAGTTTATACTGGTCACCCAAATCGTATTGAACGATATAATCAATATGAAATGATGGACGTTGATGCAGAAGTTAATGCATGTTTGGACATCATCGCTGAGTTTAGTACTCAAAAAAACGAACACAATAACACACCATTTAACATAGAATTCAAAGAAGATCCAACTCCCCATGAAGTTGAAATCATCACAAAGCAATTACAACAATGGTGCAAATTAAACGAATTTGACACTAGAGCATTTAAAATCTTTAGAAACGCTATCAAGTACGGGGATCAGGTTTTCTTACGTGATCCAGAAAACTTCAAGTTATATTGGGTTGATATGACTAAAGTAACAAAAGTCATTGTTAACGAAAGTGAAGGTAAGCTTCCAGAGCAATATGTTCTTAAAGATATCAACATCAATCTACAAAATTTAACAGTAGCACAGAAAGTTTCTACTGACTTTGCAACTAACCCAAGTACAGGTTTTGGTGGTACAGGTGGCGGAGGAAGTTCCGGTGGTTATTCAGTTCCAAGTCAACCAAATAATACAGCAGGTAGTCGTTTTGCATTGGGCTTAAATGAAGCCGCAATTGATGCTAAACATATTATGCATTTAAGTTTGACAGAAGGCTTAGACCGCTTTTGGCCGTTTGGACAAAGTATTTTAGAAAACATTTTCAAAGTTTACAAGCAAAAAGAATTGCTTGAAGATGCTATTTTAATCTATCGTATAAGCCGTGCTCCGGAGCGCAGAGTCTTTAAAATTGACGTTGGTAACATGCCAAGTCATATGGCTATGGCATTTGTCGACCGTATTAAGAATGAAATTCATCAAAGACGTATACCAAGTACACAAGGTGGCACTAGTATTATGGATGCAAGCTATAATCCATTAAGTATTAACGAAGATTACTTCTTTCCAGTCACAGCAGACGGTCGTGGTAGTGATGTCACTATGTTACAGGGTGGGCAAAATCTTGGTGAAATTGACGATTTAAAGTATTTTAACAATAGATTAGCACGTGGATTACGTGTTCCGAGTAGTTATTTACCTACTGGACCTGATGATGGACAAACTCCATTAAATGATGGACGTGTTGGAACAGCAATGATTCAAGAATTTAGATTTAATGAATATTGCAAACGATTACAAAAATATATTAGTAAGAAGCTAGATGAAGAATTCAAGTTATTCCTACGTTGGAGAGGATTCAATATTGAGTCTAGTTTATTTGATATTAGCTTCAATGAACCACAAAACTTTGCCGCTTATCGTCAAAGTGAGATAGATACTGCACGTGTTGCTACATTTCAAGCTATTGAAGCACTTCCTTATATTAGTAAACGTTTTGCAATGAAACGTTTCTTGGGTATGACTGAAGAAGAACTCAAAGAAAATGCAGAAATGTGGGAAGAGGAGCGTGAAGAGCCAGAAGAAACTGACGTTAAGGGTAGTGATTTACGTAGTATCGGCATCAGTGCAAGTGATTTGGATACTGACGAAGAAGAAGCTGCCGATGCTGAAGACAATCCTGAAGGAATGGATCCTACTGCGGCTCCTGGAGTAGGTGGTCCTGAATCAATGCCACCAGGTGGTGCAGGCGCCCCGGCAGGTATGCCAACAATGTGATAAATAATTGTATGAAATTATTTGAAATGTTCGATCCAGCTATACAGGGTTATCAAGACGAAAAGGATGATAACAGCAAACCTAAATGGAAAGAAAGCCGTAAGACTAAACTAACCTTACGTCAAATAAGAAAGTTACGTAAAATGCGTGAAGTACGTGACTATGAAAGAACGCAAAATCTCAAAAAAGTACGCAAACAATATAAGCCGGCAGCAGAGCCTGCGGCGCCAGCAATGTAATAGATTTGTCATAAAAATCTATTATCTAAAGTAAAAACGTAAAAAAACAGCAGTTAATTGGTTGTTTTAGTACCCACGTACTAAATAATCTTACAAAGCCATTCTTATAGGAGAACAAACAATGGATAATAGAAAATTTGAACAACTTATTGATTTGATTATCAATGAGAACGAAGAACAAGCTAAAGCATTGTTTCATGATATTGTAGTTGAAAAAAGCCGCGAAATCTATGAATCAATGATGGACGAAGAATTAGAAGAAGGTTATACTGTTACTGTTGAAGAACAGCCTGAAGGCGGTGCAGTTGATGATATGATGGACGAAGTCCAGGGTGATATGTCTGGTCAAAGCATGTCCGAAGAAGAAGATGAGTTTGCTGATATCGGTTCAGACGATGACATGGGCGATGATGACATGGACATGGGCGGAGATGATGACATGGGCAATGATGACATGGACATGGGCGGCGAAGAAGATTTAGAAGACCGTGTTGTTGATTTAGAAGATAAACTAGACGAGTTGATGGCCGAGTTCGAAGAACTAATGGGTCAAGAAGGCGGCGATGACGACATGGGTAGTGATGACGACATGGGCAGTGATGACGACATGGGTGATGAAGAAGGTGGCGAAGAAGATTTAGATGAAAATCTATATGCTGAAAAAGTACCTGAAAGCGAACTAGAAGAATCAGTTCAGTTGAAGAAAGTTCCTGGCTTATATGGCAGCAACATCGGTGGTGACAACGGTGTAAACACAAAAAGTGTTGCATTGACAAAACCAAAGATTATTCAAACTGGTGCTAAACCAATCGCATTGGGAAGTCAAGAAGCTGGTAAGGGTGGTACACAAGGTGGACTATTAAAGCCAACATCTAAAACAATTCCTGGTACATATAAAAATGCTCCAGGCGGCAAGAACTTCAGTGAAAAAGGTGAAGCAGCTCCTAAACCAAAACATGGTGATGACGGGCAAAATACAAAATCTATTGTAGGCGAATCTAAAAAGTCTACAAAACAAGTTATCAAAAGAAGATAAGGACTGAGAGCAATGGCTTTGTATCTTAGAGAAAACCTCACTTTCGACCGTGCTAGTATGGTGGTTGAAAGTACGGGTGAAGGTAGTTTAAAGAGCCTTTACATGAAAGGCATCTTTATCCAGGGTGGGGTACGCAACGCTAATGAGCGTGTGTATCCTGTTTCTGAAATTGAATCTGCTGTTAATACTCTAAATGAACAAATCAAAGAAGGTCATTCAGTTCTAGGTGAAGTGGATCACCCAGATGATTTGAAAATCAATTTAGACCGTGTGTCACATATGATTACTAATATGTGGATGGATGGTCCAAACGGCTTCGGCAAATTAAAAATTTTACCAACTCCAATGGGACAGTTAGTGTCTACCATGTTGGAGAGTGGTGTCAAACTAGGCGTATCTAGCAGAGGAAGCGGTAACGTGGACGATGGTAGTGGCCGTGTTAGTGACTTTGAAATAGTCACTGTGGATATTGTTGCTCAACCGAGCGCACCTAATGCTTATCCTAAAGCAATCTATGAAGGTCTTATGAATATGAGAAATGGTCATAGAATGTTAGATGTAGCAAAAGACGCACAGAGTAATAGTAAGGTTCAGAGATATCTAAAAGAGGAAGTAACTCGCCTCATTAGAGACCTCAAAATTAAATAAGGGGAAAAAGATATGCTAGATGCTATCAAACCATTACTTGAATCTGGAATTATCAATGAAGAAACAAGCATCGCCATAAACGAAGCTTGGGAAACTAAATTGAATGAAGCTAAGGAACAAGTACGTGCTGAATTACGTGAAGAATTCGCACAACGTTATGAACACGATAAAGATGTAATGGTCGAAGCCCTTGACAAGATGGTTACCAATGGTCTATCAGAAGAAATTCAAGAATTTCAATATGAAAGACAAGCAATGAATGAAGACCGTGTTAAAGCACAAATGAAACTACGTGAAAGCGCAGGAAAATTCAATAATTTTATGGTTGAAAAATTAGCCGAAGAAATTAAAGAACTACGTACCGATCGTCAAATTCAAAAAGAAAGTCAACAAAAATTAGAACAATTTATCGTTCATGCTCTTGCCCGCGAAATTAAAGAATTTGCACAAGACAAGCAAGCAGTTGTTGAAGCTAAGGTTAAGTTAGTTGCTGAAGGTCGCAAACAACTAGAATCTCTAAAAGCAAAATTCGTATCAGAATCAGCTAAGAGAATGAATACAGTTGTAAGCACACATCTTAAAGGTGAAATCGGCCAATTGAAAGAAGATATCAAAATCGCACGTGAGAATGATTTTGGTCGCCGTATATTTGAATCATATGCAAGCGAGTTCAGTGCTACTCATTTAAATGAGAAAGCTGACACACGTAATCTAATGATGCAAATTCAAGAAAAGGATCAGAAATTAGCTGAATCCTATCAATCAATGAAGAAAGCAAAAGCATTGGTTGAAAGTAAAGAACGTGAAGTTCGTATTATCAAAGAATCTAATCAACGTGAAAGAATAATGGGCGAGTTATTAGCTACATTAAACGAAGAAAAAGCTTCATTGATGAAGAACTTACTAGAAGGCACTCAAACACCTCGTCTGAAGACCGCCTTTGATAAGTATCTACCCGCAGTGCTTAATAACATTACTGAAAAAAGAGAGTCTAAAAAGACTATGATTTCAGAAACAGTTAGAGCAGTTACAGGTGATAAATCTGCCACAAAACAAGTTGAAGTTGAAGACCGTGATAACGTAATCGACCTTAGACGTTTGGCAGGGCTCTAAACAAAAGACATTATTAGGAGAATATTAACATGTCACAAGTTCTATTAGAAAGCCGTTGGGACGAGACCAAAGAAGCCCTACTTGAAGGTCTTAAGGGTACTCGCCGCTCAACAATGGGTGTTATCTTAGAAAACACTCGCAAGTCACTATTGAAAGAATCTGTTGCTGGTACAACCACAGCAGGCAATATTGCAACACTTAATCGTGTTATTCTTCCAGTTATCCGTCGTGTAATGCCAACAGTTATTGCTAACGAGTTGGTAGGCGTTCAGCCAATGACAGGTCCAGTTGGTCAAATTCATACATTGCGTGTACGTTATGCTTCTAGCTTAACAGACAACAGTGCAGCCAACACAAGCATTCAAGCTGGTGAAGAAGCATTGAGCCCATTCAAAATTGCTCAAGCATATTCTACAATGACTAAAGATGGTAGCCCATCTACAGGTTATACTGGTAACAACACAGCGACACTAGAAGGTAACGGCGGTAAACAAATCTCCGTACAAATTCTACGTCAAGCTGTTGAAGCTAAATCACGTAAATTGCAAGCACGTTGGACATTTGAGGCAGCACAAGATGCACAGTCTCAACATGGTATTGACGTAGAAGCAGAAATCATGGCAGCACTTGCACAAGAAATCACTGCTGAAATCGACCAAGAGATTCTTTTATCTCTACGTACATTAGCAACAACTGAGTACACATTCAACCAAGCTACAGTAAGTGGTACAGCTACTTACGTTGGTGACGAACACGCTGCTTTAGCTGTTCTTATCAACCGTGTTGCTAACTTGATTGCACAACGTACCCGTCGTGGTGCTGGTAACTGGGCAGTTGTTTCATCTGCTAGTTTAACAGTTCTACAATCTGCTACAACATCTGCATTTGCACGTACAACAGAAGGTACATTCGAAGCTCCTACAAACACTAAGTTTGTTGGTACATTGAATGGCGCTATGCGTGTATTCGTTGACTCTTATGCTCCTGATACTACACCAGTATTAGTTGGATATAAAGGTTCTAGCGAGACAGATGCGGCAGCATTCTATTGCCCATACATTCCATTGATGAGCAGTGGTGTTGTTCTAGATCCATCAACATTCGAACCAGTCGTATCGTTCATGACACGTTATGGTTACATCGAATTGACAAACACAGCATCAAGCTTCGGTAACGCGGCTGACTATGTTGGTGAAATCGCTGTCAGTAACTTGACATTCCAATAATCTACAACGTAGGTTTAAGACAAAAAGGGCGCTACGGCGCCCTTTTTTGCTATATACTATATGAATACAGTAATTTACACACTAATAGTCACGCAGATTACAATCATGTGTGTGACATTGTTCTTGCACAGAGGACAAGCACACAAATCAATAGAATTTCATCCCATACTAAGTCACTTTATGAGATTTTGGTTATGGTTAACAACAGGGATGATTACTAAACAATGGGTAGCAATACATCGTAAACATCATCAATACTCAGACAATCTAGGTGATCCACATAGCCCGCATGTCTTTGGAATCAAAAACATATTGTCAAGAGGAGTTTATTATTACTACCTAGCCGCTAAAGATGCACGAATGATATTGACATATGGCAAGGGTACACCCAATGATTGGTTAGAACGTAATGTATATTCACGTTATAACTTTTTAGGTATATTAATAATGCTATGGATTAATTTAACATTGTTCGGTGGCATAGGATTTATTATCTGGGGAGTACAAATGCTTTGGATACCATTCTGGGCTGCCGGGATCATTAATGGTTTAGGTCATTGGTTTGGATATCGTAACGGTGAGACACGTGATAAAAGTACTAACATCTTACCTTTTGGTATATGGATAGGTGGAGAAGAATTACATAACAATCATCATCTTAATCCTGCTTCAGCAAAACTTAGTAGACGGTGGTTTGAAGTAGATTTAGGTTATATTTGGTTACGATTATTTACTTTGATAAGATTAGCAAAAATAAGATAAATATTATTATCTCGGTGGGATGGGAAGTTACTTAAAAGGCTCTTAGGAGCCTTTTTTGTTGGGCATCTGTTTGCTAATAATGATAAATACATAATAAATCTAGGATAATACATGGCAGCAGAACCCTTCAACTCAGCAGGCGGATACACAGTAGGTATTCCCCCTGTATCAATTATCAATGACAGTGGAAATATAACAGCACCTTATGCAAACATTAGCGGCAATATTAATGTTGGTAGAAATATTGTTGCTGTTGGAAATGTAACTGCAACTAATTTTTATGGAAATTTAGTAGGAAATATTGTTGCTGATGTTAAAATTGACGCCCCTGATACAACTATCGCTTTTGTAAAAAACGGAATAGCAGCCGGTAATACAAATTTTACATTCAATGAAGTTAGCAATCTAGTAACTATAAACGGAAATTTAATAGCTAACTCTCTTACAATGGGCGCAGGAGCTTATGAATTTAGTTCAACAAAAATGTTGTTTGCAAGTACTAACAGTGCAGGTGCAAACCAAGTGTTACAATCAATAAATGGTACTAATCATTCAGCAGTAGAATATATGATTATAGCAGATGATGTAACTGCTAACTCTAGGCAAACAACTAAATTACTTGCAAGTATTTTAGGTACACAAATTGCTTATTCAGAATTTGGAACCATTGATATCAACGGGGGTGTGGGAGATTTTAAAGTCCAATACAACACTGGAAATATAGAATTAACAGTTTCACCATTATTATCTAACCCAGCCAGTTACAAAATAATGGTTACTACATACAAATAATAAGGCATAAAAAATGTCAGCAATAATTACCGCGTTTAACTCAATGGGCGGTTTCTCTGTAGGAGAAATCGCTAATGTTGTTGTATTACCAAATGGCGACATTACAACGTCTAATGTCTCGGCAACCAGCGGTGTTTATACTGATTATCTTTTCTATGCTAACGGAGTACCTTATAACTTCTCCGAGCCTGCAGGCTCACCTTACGCAATTCAAATCAATAGTGGTGCAGTACCCCCAAGATTTGGCGCAAGCGATAATCTTAAATTCAATCCAATAACAAATACACTTGATGTTCAAGGTAAAATTACCGCTTCTGGTAATATCACAGCCGCGTACTTTTTAGGTAACGTTGTTGGAAATATATCTGGTAATATTGTTGTACCCGGAACTGATACTGCAATTCTTTACAACAATGTAGGTAACGCCGGTGCAAGTGACGCACTCAAATTTGACTATTTGGCTAATGTATTAACATTAGACGGATCCTTTCAAGTATCAACAATAAATGCATCTCAAATTACAAGTACATTTGTTGGCGGACAATTAACTACACCAACTCAACCAAGTATTACTAGTGTAGGTGTATTAAATTCATTAACTGTTAGTGGAGCCGCAAATGTTTATTCTTTGAATATTAGTACTGATGCTAATGCTCAATCAATGAATGTTAGTGGAAGAACAAATACGTATAGATTAACTGCAAGTGGAATTAAATACCCCTCAGTTGACGGATTACCTGGACAAGCAATTGTAACAGATGGTTCTGGTAATTTAGGGTTCATATCACTAAACACGGCTAATATCAGCAATGGTTCAAGTAATGCAAGTGTTGATTTAAACGGTAACTTTACTGTAAGCATTGCTGGTACAGCTAATATACTCACTGTTTCTAGTATAGGTGCTAATATAATCGGAGCTATTTCTGCCAATCAATTTTATTATAGTAATGGTGATCCCTTTTCAACATATAGTAATAGCAACGTTTCGAGTTATTTACCTACATATTTAGGTAATTTAAGTTCAGGTAACTTAACAGTTGTGAATAACGTTAAATCAAATTTAATTCCAATTACTAATTCTACATATGATTTAGGTAGTGATAATTTTAAATGGAATCAGTTGTACGTATCAGCAAATGGTATTAGTTTAGGTACTACAATATTGACTGATGTAAATGGTGTATTGACTACTGGCAATGCTAATTTTGTTGGCAATATGACTAGTAACACAGTACGCACCGGAAACATCTTTGCTCAGGGTGATGCAACTATTAGTGGTAATTTAACTGTAAGCGGTAGCACACAATATATTAATGTAACTAATTTAGCTGTAAAAGATCCGTTGATATTACTAGGTGGTTCTGGTAACGGAG